AGTCAAGGTCACACACCGGTCTAGGATCGTGTTGGTCAGGCCAACATTGCTCTGTTGCGGGGAGCCTTGCGGTTGGTCAGGTCTGGTGACCCTTCCACTCATGTCGCCCTCGGCTGGGCATCTTCTGTTTCACATCAGGCCGCTTGCTCAGTCATTTTCTCCTTTTCAGTTAACAGTTACGGCATCACTATGAGGCTGAAAACGTCGTTGTATTTTCCGAAGTATGCGGCTGCTTCTTTTTTGCAGTCCGCGTACAGTCCGTTGAAGAACATATGACTCTGCTCATCGTTGACTTCGTGCGGTTCAGCGAAGCACCAAAGACCGCGTCCGCGAGGGGCTTTGCCGTGGCTTGCAACATACTTGTCAGTGTCGAATCTCATCGTCTCGTCTCCTGTCAGGTAAATTACGGATGCGTCAGAAGCCGAAGTTCAGTCCTAACCGTTTGAATCGAAGACTCCATCGCTCCGAGCTGAATAAGTTCAATGAGAAGGGCTTCGAGTCGCTCAATGTTCTCTTCGGTCGTCGTCTTCATCGTCTCATCTCCCGTTGAAGTGTTGTTGTTGTTGTTGTTGTTGTTGTTGTTTTTCATATCCCCATTATTATCCATTATCGGAATGATTGCAATAGCAAGACCACTGAAAAATCGAATTTTTTGGAAACAGCCTATCACTCGAAGTTTATGCAAACTGCCATCTTAAGGCCATCAGGGAACTTCTTGACCCAGAAGGCCTTATGCAAGCCCTCGGGAGCCTTGTCCGTAAACTTCAACGAAAGGCATTGAACATACGAGGGGATTCGCTCCACATCTATAGCCCAGCTTTTGGTAGACTCCGGCAGCTTTTCAGCCAGCAGTCCAATAAGGCGATCCGCTTCGTCCTTAGCGTACTCTGCCATTACACCATCGCCCATGAAATCAAAATCTCCCGCCAGCACCTGCAAATGTTTGCATTTCTTAAACTTTATCCATCCGAGACAAGTACACTGGACTCCGCCTGTCAACAAATACTGGGAAGATCTAAAGCCATCCTTGTTGTTATCATCGGGATAGAGCTTATCCACAACGAAACCGGCTGGGTGGTTAGAGAACAGGTATGCTGGAAAACTAGCAATCTCAAGCATCTCTGAGTAAATATCTTTATCTCTCATCATCGCTCCTGTTGCTACAATCTGGGCAAGACCAAAGATTCACCCTACTGACTATTATCTTGGCAAACGGATCAGCCTCCGGTGCCGAATTAGACCAGCCTGCCACTTTCATTTCATTCTTGCAAAGACACGAAGTAACTCCCGTGTATCTACTGACACGGGAGCACTCCACACAAGTCACCTCGATATAATATCCTGTCTCATACATCGCGACTCCCTGCAGCCGATTGCAAATAGTTGTTTCCGTGGTTATGGCTCCGACAACTCGCGGATTTGAAAGGTGCCAAGGCACTCACGGCTTACCCGTACTCGGACATCGAGAACCCGTCCCTCAGTCAGCATGTCTGACCAACGGGAGATCTAAGGATCTAAGGAGATCCAAGTACTACTCGGTCGGAGCAAAAGTATCGAGCCTTTCTGACAAGGAGGTCATCCTCGATACTTTCGACATGACCTACGAAACTGAAACTTCATCGGACTCGACTTCCTTCGTTTCCGTTTCTTCCGAACCGAGCAATTCTGAATACCTTTCGCTATCAACCGTCTCCACCTTAATCTCCACACCGAAAGTCCGACTCAAGGACTTGATGTGGAAATCGAGTTTATCGATTGCCCCAGACAAGCCTTCTCCTGCCGAACTAGCAAGGAAATCAGAGCAGATAAGATCCAACTGGTTGCCGGTCTTATCGCTCCCGACCATTGTACCAGCCAATCCCAAAGCCGTGCTAATGTTTTCAGCTTGTTCCTTAGACAAATTGAAAACAACTCGCTCGGTGATGTCCTCGGAATCCGAGCCATCTTTGATCCTCGGGACGCCTTTCATCTCTTTGACCATAAACTTGACATCTTTGACTGTCATCGTATTGAGTCCATCAATAAGGCCGACCCAATTATCTTCTGTGATGACCGAGACAAGTTCCTTCGCTTTCGACCACTGAAGATCTAACAAAATCTCTTTTGGAAGATTCAGCTTGATGACGAACTTATCGTAAATCGAAATGAGGTACTTAGCCTTTCGATCTCGCATATTAAGTTCAGCCTCGCAATAATCCGCGAACGACTCAAATTCCCAATCTTTCCAGTACTCATTCTGAGCGACTTCATAAAGAAGTTCGCCAGCTACTAGATTCAGGCGGTCGTCAATTCCGATGGCTGCTGCCATCGTCTTACGAACTTGAGCCTTTCTCTCCTCGGGCGACAGCCCGTCCTGAAGATTGGTGAAAACCGTATTAGTCTCTTCCCAAACCTCCAAGCCACGTCCTGTCGATACAATTAAGTCTGTCATTTCTCTCTCCTTTCAAGAGGGGGGTCAAACAGCTGCGCTTTTCTTGGTGGCTTTCTTGCCCCAAGGTAAACTCCAAGTCTTAGCACACACTGGGCCATAGCCCACCGCGACGCTATCAACGGTCGTCAGTTCTTTGTTGCAGAAACAACAGCAACCTGACTTCACACCGTACTCTGCCGCGAACTTCGCGGGGTTCTCAGCCAATGATGATAAAAACGATACTACGTCTTCATCAGCATGACGTGAAAGTTGAAAATCTCCATCAACTATTCTGCCGTACCAAGTGTTATCTCCATAGCTGCCACCATCTGTGACATTGATACTACCGGGAAACTTCGCCCTCATCCCAGCGCGAGACAAACGCAAAGGTCTGCCGTCTGGCATCTGAAACGAGAGCTTCGGATACTTCACTTTCTCGCCAGCGTTTTCAAACAGCTTCGCGAGATCGAAGCCGCTGCCGAGGCGAACCTTTGTCGGCTCTACAGGATTCGCCTGATCGTGTACTAATTTGTGAACCCACCTCCACATCTTGGGACTCAAGCCCCTACCGTATGTCGGATGCCCTACGATAAAGGAGTTAGCTAAACTTTCTACAAAGTCGCCCTTGCAGAATGAGATCATCTGATCCATCGCTTCGAGATCTGTGTAGGGTGAAGTAAACGGCGACTTCCCGTCAATTTCGACAACCCCTCGGACGCCTTCGACTGTGTTATTAATTGATCGCGGGTACTTCTCCGCAATTTTGTTGACTGTAATATCTGTGGTCATGATTGTCTCCCCGTGTCTAAAGGTTAGTTTCCATATCCCCATTATTAGCCATTATCGGAATGATTGCAATAGCAAGACCACTGAAAACGGAAAAAATTACTGACAAGCCTAAAAACAGAGTTTTCTAGGGGTCTGCGACTTGATCGACTCGCACATAAATTGCTGGAATTGAGTGCCGAATCTTTCTGGCAGTCATTTCTACAATCTGTGCATCGTCCCCGAGCAGACCTATTGCTTCAAGGCAATCCGCTAGCGGCTTGAACAGATTGTCGATGTCTGGCCGCCTGTCCATCAAGGCCCAACCAGTCGGGTTCTTGTCGATCTTCCGCCAAGGAAAGCTATAGATAGCAACGACTCGCACCTTGCCAATAATCGGCACACCATTCCAAGACTGAGCCAGTTTGCTAGATAACTCCTCCAAATACAGGCGTTTCTTTTTCGGGACATACGCCCGCCCGCCGCCAAAGGCTGCCGACTGCTTCGCCTGCGGCTTCATCTCCGCATAAAGATACTGACTAGCCAAGACAAGAAGGGGAGTCTCAAGCTGGTCTAACAAATGGCTAACTTCAGGATTCAAAACTCAATCCTTCGAGATTCAAGAAGGCTCTATCCGGTTGATCGGCTACACACCTGTCAACCCAGTCGCCAAACGGCTCTGGAGTAATTACCCTCGGCTTTTCTGAGATCATACGAGTCCAACATTCATCCTTATGGACACACGTCTTGGCTCGTGGATCTGTTGGCATCCTACAGGCCATCATCGAATCCGGCAACTTCCTATCTCGGATGGCCTCCCAAATTATTTGAGCTTTCCGCTTGGCATCATTCCAACGACCAACCTCATGTTTATAGATCAGCGTCTTGCTTTGCATTGAATCTCGTTCGATATACCAGAACAGGGTTCTGGGTATCCCCATCAAATGCTGGTAGATATCGGCCTGCGTTTTGTAATAGTCGGCTATCGCATCGGACGACGTGATCGACTTGAACACGTAACTGCCAGTGGTCTTAATCTCCAGCAGGGCAGTCTCTCCCATCTCAAGGTCGTGCAATCGTTTGCAGGCTTCTTCGGGGTCGGTCTTGAACAGTCTTGCGTGCTTGTTAAGAAAGCCGAGTCGATTAGTGCAAACTACACCATCGCAATGGCCTGAGATACGATGCTTCTCGTCCCAAACTGTCGGCTCCATGTATTCCCACTGCAACGGCCAACCTTTAGCGGCCCTCTCCGTGTCGGCAAGCATGTCAGGATGAAAGCCGTCTTTGACTATTCCTGACGTTCCTGTGTGCTTCCACTTTCCAAACAAAATGCCCATCGGGCCTAGAACATAATTCTGGAGATACCTATGAAGATGCGTTCCCGTACTCATCATAAGCTGGGCTTTATAGTCAAATGACCTGTTGGCTTTGGGATACCAATAGTTCAACACAAACTCTCGGGGGCAGACGTGATACATCCCCGAAGCTCTAAGCACATCGGTCTGACTATCCTGATTAGGCCAATTCGTCATCCACGTCTGGACAACCTTCTTTAGACTGGCGTACTTTGCTGGTTCTGATGCCTCAACTACCGACTCTCGTCTATCGTCGAGTAATTTTATGCTACTTACTACCATACTTTTTTTCCATCCAAATTGCTGCCGTGATTCCCACTGGGCCTCCAATTAAAAATCCAACATAGACTGACCAATGACTGCCCACGGTAACTGCCTTGGCAATGATGCCCACAGTCAACAATCCGCAGACGCCTAACCCAAAACTAACCAAAATCGAAACGAGGTAACGCTCCTTTATCACATTGATTTGCTGCAAGCCCTTCAAAAATATGAAGAAAAACTGTGCCACAAATACAAGCGCGGTTTCTATAAATATGCTAATCATCTGACTCTTTTGGCGTCCTATCCAAAAGCTCCGCAAAAAGTTCCATCGGGATAACAGCCCACTCCTTGGAAACTGTCACAGGAAGTCGATGAATCGTAACTATTAATCCTGGCTCTCTACCACATTCGCGAGCTTCGCGGGTTATCTTCGTGAGTTCCTTGACCGACAATATCAACGTGCCGGTCTCGGTCTCCTTGCTATCGAGCAAAAATGTGTCGAGTTTGATGTCTCCCTTCATGCCTTCAAATGCTCCCGAGGCAGGTTGTCGAAAACCTCCAAGTTCAACAGCCAAATCTTTTTCATGCTGGTTGACGCGAGCCTTCATTGATTTCTGACTGCCCAACTTCGCATCTTTGGGCTTTTTAACAGTCCTATCGCCGAGTCTAAATTCGCGCTTCATCTTATTTCCATGTCATCACAGCCGGGGTATGGAGGGCAAATGTTCTATCAAGTGGTCTGGGGAACTCTCTAAACGCTCTTTATCCAATCATTCTTCGCAAAATGTCATGCCAAAGCTGAGTCTTCGCAACAGCATTGACCAACAGAATTTCAACCAACTCTTTCTGAGTCTTAGTAACAATCTCCCCGCAAGTCACCTTATTCTTATCAACAACTATCGCACCCGACTGCTTACCAAACTTTAAGAGTTGCTTCATGTTGTCGACCTGTCCCACAGCCCAATCAGGTTGATCCTTCAAGCTCATTTTGAAACTGTAGTTCAACTTTGGGACATACGTCTTATTCTTATGTGTCGTGCCACTCATCTCAACAAAGGCGGTCTCCTTATCTTCACCGTCTTCGATCTTAGGAGATTTCGTGTAGAGGATGACTGAGCTACAAAACTCCTGCCCCTTGCCACCGGGAAGTGTACGAGGATCTCCATACATCACGCCTATCTTCAAGCGAAACTGATTCAAGCACATGACCAGCGGGGCCGCGCCAGTCTTTCCCTGACTCAATCGGTTAAGGCTAGCGTTCCATCGTCGCATAGCCTTGTTTATTAATCTCGCCGCGAGTCCCATCTGCCAGTCTTCGGTAGACTCCTCAATCTCAGCCGTTGGGGTCATGTTGGCGATGGAGTCAACTACTATGAGATCGAATAAATCCTGCCGAATAGCATCAGTAACTATATCCACGGCCTGCTCCGCATATTCAGGTCTGGCTACAACATGATGATCTGCATTAAAACCATTAGCTACTGACCAATCCAAGTCAAACGAGCCTTCGAGATCTACAAACAAGGCTCTCCCAGGCTCAAAAGATTCGGGATCTACCTGACTGACGTGCAACTTCGTGTTATGGTCATAATTCTCGACCTGCTCAATGGCTTTTAGTGCGATTAAGGTTTTTCCCGTACTATACTCGCCCGCGATTATCGAGATTCTTCCAAACGGCCACCCTCCGCCCAAGGCACAGTCTAAAGATAAGATTCCACTAGAGAATCTCCGCAAACGTAACGCCTTGAACTTACCGCCCAACTCACATACACCGCCGTCGTATGTTTTGTTGATTTTAGCGATGAAGTCCTGTACTTTTTCTCTCATTAATATCCCTCCCTCTCTCTCAGCACTTACCTCACTCATCTTTATCCTTTTCTTTCCGGTAATCCCGAACAGCACCGACTTCAGTGTTAAGTTTCAAATCTACAAATTGTTTTGCCGCAACAAACGCTTCGCTAAGTTCTTCAACATAGCATGGCAAAACACAACTGACTCCCAATTGAACTGACTCAAAGTCTCCGAGGTTGATCGTCATCCGAGCGTTAAAGCCGACCTGTGCTAGAGAAGCTTCGGGATGCGGCAACTCAATATCAAGCATGATCTCATCTTCGGTTTCCTTCGTGACTACCTTCCCCTCCTTATAAAGTCTACGAACTGAAACAGTAGGAACTACAAAGGGTGATTTAGACTTAGTGGCTGTCGCCTTTGCCTTAGCAGACAACTTCTTTTCCTTTACCACCCCAGCCTTCTTTTCCGCCACTACTTCAGCTACTTTAGCTTTTATCTCATCCTTTAGAGCCATCGTTAATCTCCTGATTGGTAAAATCTAATCGTTCAAATACTCGTTTACGCTTACCCGCCATTCTTTTATTGAATGTTGTACTGAAGTAAGGGTCTACAATTAACAACTCTTTCTTGCCATCACAAAACCTTTGAATTCTCCCGACAACCTGCTCCACATCAGATCGAGGTGTGGCGAAAAATAGCGTATCTAATTCTGGGATGTCTGTGCCCTCGGACATCATCCCATAAGTAGCTAGCACAATACCGCAACCCTTCGCCTCAGTTAATTGGTCTTTTGACAGGCGGCGTTTATCCACAGACCCCACATAGAGGCCTACAGAGGCTCCTGTGGGCGTTTCGAGTAGCTTTTTGCGTAGGTATTGCAACTGCTCGACACGGTCGCTCACAACAAGCACACGCCTGCCAGAAACGTAAGCCTTTGCGACCTGTCCAGCCAGCCACACGTTGTATCCCGAACTCCGGGCTATCGTGGTGATATATCTAGCTACATTGATGCGTTTGCCAAAACTGAAAAAGCTATCACGAATACTCGTTTTCCACGGTATCTGAACATACTTCCCAGTAAGTCGTTCCGTGCGCATCTGATGCTCTATACTGCCAACATGCCAATGCCAAACATAATCTAACTCATCTTTTCTTCGCCACGTCGCGCTAACCGCCAGACGATGCTTGGCAGGAAACATCCTAAGAACCTGCTCAAAAGTCCTAGCGGGGTATCTGTGCCCCTCGTCAAAAATGACAAGCCCAAACGCTTCGAGAAACCCCTGCGGAAGATCGTCTTTCCGGCTGTATAGAGTTTGAGCCATAGCCGTGACTGCATGGCATCCTTCAAAATCCCACTGGCTTTGTTGGCAATGCCCCATCTTTATATCCGGCCAGAGATCGGCAGTCTTGTGCCACTGATCAGAGAGGTCTCCCTTGTGTACTACGATCAAAGTTTTGGTCTGCATCTTACTAGCTATATCTAAAGCCATCAGCGTTTTCCCAGACCCACAAGGGGCTTCCAGTAATGCTCCATGCTTAGATGCAAACGATTGCACAATGTCATCGACTGCCTCGGATTGCCCTGCCCAGTACCCTCCACCTTCGGGAAATTTTATAGACGGCCACTCCTGACTAGGGAAAAACGTATTATCTATAAAGTCGTCTCCAAAATTCTTAATTCCCCACTCTCTAGGAACACCTAGACGCTTACCCTTTAGGCTCCACAGTTTCACGGGAGTTATGTTTCCAGTGTAATCTGTCACGCATCCCGTCAACTTAGACTGTACCTTGGGCAAGTTGATGCCGTCAGTATCTACCCAGTAAAGGCCATCTAAGCTATTTCGCATCGCCCCACCTGTCCACAACCATAATATCTGTCCTAATAGGAACTCTGAATTGCACAGAGGTTTCCATAATTCTCTCTACCACTGGAATTACAGTATCAACCTTGGATTCGGGGCACTCAAAAACAATCTCATCGTGAACAAAATTTGTGGGAACTATGTCGCAACCCCACTCTCCAGTATCTTGCCAATGCTCCCGCAACTTAACCATACTAAGCTCAATCAAAGCGCACGCCGAGCTTTGTACTGGGAAATTTACAAACTGGTTCAGTGCGTGCTTAAAATTACGGGATATAGCCTGTTTTGTTATTCGACGCTTTCTCCCAAAAACATCGCGACACTCACCTTTATCGTACAACTCCCGCTGCATCCTAAGATGCCAAAGGTGAATCCCCTGATAAGTCTGCATATACTGATCTATGACATCCTGCCAACCTTCAACAGAGAGATCCGAGTATTCGCTAGCCATACGCTTCGCAGACGCTCCATAAATCAGGGCAAAGTTAGCCGTCTTTCCATACTGCCTATTACCTCCCAGAGCAGGAATTAGATCGGTTGTCTGCTGGTGCAGGTCTAGCCCATGCCAGAATCCGTCCGACTCGTCCTCGTCTGCCTTGCAAGACGGGCAACTGTGAAGGATTACGTCAGCCGATCCAGTTGCCCCACAGCCTTTACACTTCCAATCAGTAAACGCCCGCAGAAAACCACGATCTTGACTAATATGAGCGCAAAGACGAAGTTCAATCTGAGATAAATCTGCCACGACTAATTTGTTACCCCGCTTTGGAATAACATTCTTCCTAATGTTTAAGTCGGCAAATTCTTCGGCCATAAATGCCGGTATGTTCTGAAAGTTAGGCTTCTCACTTCGTGTTCTACCTGTAGCTGAAACTATCCAAAAAGTAGGATGCACTCGCCCGTCTGGATCATCTAAAGCAAATCGACTCAGCGGCTCAACATACGTGTTAATCATTTTGGTTGCTGTGCGATAAATCCTAATCTTTTTGCAGACAGGATATTTTTTAGCAAGCTTATCCATTGCTTTTCTATCGACCGCAGTCCGGCTACCGCTGGCAGTCAAGTGGATACCTTTTCTGCTGTATCCCAAGTCGTCGAACAATGCCCTAGCCAACTGGTCGCCTGAATTGATGTTGATATTTCCCACAATCTCACGGATATCTAATTCAGAGGACTCGCGTAATTTTTGAAAACCTCTAAGGAGTTTTCTGGCACCCATCAAGTCCCAGCCAATGCCAGCCAACTCCATATCTGAGAACACTTTACTGACAGGCATGAGGATCTTAAAGAAAAGGCCATCCAATTTTTGAGCAATAAGCTTTGGCCTGACATATCCCCAAAGCTTATGTTCCCACTCTGCATCCTCCATAGCATAAGTAGAGAACTCCTCAGAGTTTTCGCCACTAGCCCACGCTACCTTAAAGGGAACCATCACATGATCGAAAACATCATAGACTACAGTCTTAAGGCCGAGATTACTGGGGGTTCGATTGTCATCTAGCAAATTTACTGCAACCATCGGATCGCAAAAATTCTGAGGGTATTTATCGGTAATGCCCGCAGATCTGAGGCACTTCATGTCATACTTACCGTTGTACGCTATCGCCTCAACCAAGGGGTGATCAAATAAGGCTTCGCAAATGATCTTAACCTTAGCCATATCGGTCTCGTAGAAACAATGACCGTCTGTGGCAAATGATACTCCCGACAATCTAAACTCAGACTGCCAAAAGTTAAGGTCTGGCGGGTGCTCTATATCGAATGAGTAAGCTCCGGCTTCACACGCCGCGACTATGAATTTATCTGAATCCATGAGATCTCCAAAAGACGAGACAAGGTGCCCTCTGTTCCGTGGGCACCTGCCTCGCCGACATCGGGATGCAGCCTAGTCTAGAAGTCTACTTCGATGTCCGCACTGCCGGAATCGGTATCAAGTCCTCGCTCTCGACGAAGTTGACTCATCGCATTGTCAACTCCATCGGGGTCTGGCTTGAGAACTTCTGTCCAATCATGGACAACCGTCTCCTCATACCCAGCGAGGTCTACCATTTTGACAAACTCGTAATCTTCACCTACAGAAGAAGATTTGTCATCATTCGTCCGGTAGACTTTGAACATTGCACCTCGGAGATCTTCGTCACTTTCATACCGCGCTAAATACTTGCGTTTGATAATCTCAGCAACTCCACGTTTCGCACAAAGAATCTTCTTCAGATCCTTTCTGTTGTTGCCTCGCTTATCAACGAACTCGGTCGTATCAATGATCGTAAAGAACATAGCCTTGTAACGCTTGAACTGGTTGTTCTCTTTGTAAAATTCACAAATCGGACAAGGCTTGCCAGTGGACTCTATGCAGGTATACCAATTTCTCCAATTACCATGAAGATTTAATAGGTGCTCCCAGATTGTCTGAGCATCTGGGCCACTGCTTAAGAAGATGATCGTTCGGGCACTGCCCTTCGGCATCCAGAAACGGTTGTTGTTCGCCAAATCTTTAGGCTTTGAGGCTCCACCGTCGCCACTCATATCGGCATCCATGCCTGTCCCCAACAACCAAGGGGCTACTTTCGCATCACTCATAACTTTCTCCATAAATAGAGATGTAAATCGCCCTAAATTCAGGGCTTGATAAGTCGCCTAAATCTTTGCCTTCCGGCAAGACGGCTCGGCGAAGTCCGTAAGTGTATTTGCCTAGTAATTTTTGGGCTTTTTTCCAGCCATTGTTACCAGCCAAGTCGCCATCGTACCACACGCTGACTGCTTTATCCAGTATTAAGATTTGTTTTGCCTGATATTTTGAAAGCTCTGCTTTCCAAGTACACAGCACGTCTGCCCCAAGACTATCCGCCCAACTATAACAATTAACTGCGTCGAAAAAACCTTCGCAGATAATCAATCTGGGATTGTCCGAGATCAGAGTAATCCCGCCGAGAGCTTTACCACTCTCAAAGTTGAAATAGTTGTAATATCGAGGTTCTCGATTGTCGAGTCTGCGGCCAACTGCACCAACTAAATCGTTATTCGCCGACCAAACTGGACACACTATCCTATTCTGAACTTTGTCATATCTGAGATCAAATAGCTCGATGGCTCTCTCATCTGTAATGTTGCGACCATACAAATAATCTCTAGCCGGTTGCGACTGCAAGGCAGGAGGAAAGGCACTTATAGAATCACGATCTAATGCAACTGATTGCACACGTTCTGGGGTCTTAATCCAATCATTAATCCCGACAGACGCTTTCTCTATCATGTCTTTCAGTCCAACCTTGTCGTGAGTTTTAAGGTGACTGGACAAAGTGATCAGGTCAGGTCTGCTTGTTCTGTCCGCGACCTTACCTACCAACTGGGACAAAGTACCTGCGTTCTGACAGGTGAAGCACTTAAAGAGAGTAGGTGCCTCGTTGTATCGTATGGTGAGGCTTGCCCGTGTATCTGTCCCATTCTGGTGAGTCCAAGTAGCTAGGGGACATGGGACATTAATCTGACCATCCCTATATGGCGTATGGACATCTGTATCTACGCCCAACTTTTCAAGAACTAGGGCTAAGTTAATCCAGTCCATCATACAACCTATCGTCAACCGCTTGATAGGATGCGTCCATTTCCGCTTTCGCAGCCCAGAACTGAGGTGAACCCACACCATACTTCCGGCGAACTCGGCGGAACTTTCGCTCCGCTTTAACCGTCGCCACAATGTCACTTGGAATTTCACGCTTCATCGTTTTCTCTCCTTAGCCAATGTATCCGGGGTGATCGGGTGTATACGATCCGGGGCCGTACTCGGCTTCTACGTCTGCTTTGGCCAGAGCCTCTTCGCCGCCCTCTTCGCAGTATGCGTCCGATCCGTAAACTGGATCGCCGCGATGCCAATGCTCCATGTTTAGTTCGCCGCCGAGCCAAAGGTGATCGTCGATCTTGCTCACAAAATCGTGTGCTGCATCTTCCGTCCTGAACACTTCGGAATGATGCCATCGGTTCCCACGTTTATTGGTCGCCGTGACTCCAAAGTTTTTTGCCGTGTACGGGCCGTCTTCCCCCATCACCTCGTAGAAATTCGGGCACACGCAAACGTGAGGCAGCGATTTCCAATGGCCTCTCGCCAGATTTACAGTAGTCCTTTTCGTTTTGTCTGTCATTTTCGTTTCCCCGTTTCGCGTTGTTAAGTTAATTGCCATACCCATAATATCGCCGATTGCGGAAGGATTGTAAAGGGCAAAAACCCCTAGAAAATTAAAAGTTCTGGGAACGTCTTTTTTACCGCAGGAAGCGGTCTGAAAAGTTTTGACTAAACGACCTGCATTTCGGCCACGTAATCCTCTAAGGTGTTCTTGGGATTCCACCCAAGTAAATCCTGCGACTTTTTAATGTCGGCAAGTGTTGTGCGTGCTTCCCCTCGTCTTTCGGGAATATACTTAAGACCGCCCTCATGTTTGAACAGATCGGCCAACTCATTGATTGAGTGATTGACGCCTGTGCCTAGATTAAAAATATCGCCCTGCCGGTCGCCAACTGACATTGCTATAAGCCCGTCAACTATATCGAAAACGTGCGTAAAGTCTCGCCGCTGCTCACCGTCGCCAGTAATAGTAAGAGGCTCACCCGCCGCCTTCTGACGTTCAAAGATCCCGATGACTGTGGCATAGGCTCCCTCGGTCAACTGTCTTGGGCCATAGACATTGAAGAATCGAGCTATTGCAACTGGGACATCGTAAACTTTGTTGTAGAGTTCGCAATACTCCTCCGCCTTAAACTTTGTGAAGCTGTAAGGGTTGGCATACGGATCATGATAAACAGAACTAGACCCCGCATAGATAACCCGACTGCCGTACTTTCTTGCCAACTCAAGCACTCGGACTGTACCTGTGACATTAGATCTATGTGTTTCAAACGGCTTTTCAAAACTGGGCTGGATACGTGCCTCCGCAGCCAAGTGAAATATAGTTTTGAAGCCGCCTATAATTCGAAACGAGCCTGTGAGATCTGGGGTCAAATCGGCCACGTCTTTCTTGTAGTATCGCGCTTCAGGATTTTCGTTTTCTCGCTTGCCCGTGGAATACGAATCAAAAACTGTCACGTCTTCACCCATAGCCACTAACTTATCTACCAAGTTAGAACCTATGAATCCCGCACCACCTGTAACTAATATAGTCATTGCGTTACCTTCTCCGTGTCGCCAAATTTTGACAGGTCGAACTGGTCAAGAAAATCGCTGGACGACTGTGTCTTGCCGCCGCCTACGTCGTAAACTGTCGCAACGTCGTGCGTGTCGCAAAAGAGTTCCTCCGGTGTTTGATCTGGCTTCCTGTCCCCGCCGTTAGCGAAAGTCATACTGTGAAAAAAGTAATCCAGCGAATAGGAATTCAGCAACATCTCTAGTGTCTGAACAACTGACGCATCAGAGTCTACTGATTTGACTGCCCTGTTGACGCACCCAAGAGATTGAACTATGCGCAATCTTTCTGCACAATCCATGAAAGGCTTGCTGCCTTTGAGCGTTACCTGAAAGTCGTTGTTGACAATAGCAACAAGATGATCTCCGAGATTCGCTGCCGCTTCCAAATAATTGATATGCCCTGAGTGAATGGGATTGAAATATCCCGATACTACTATTACCCGCATACTCAATAACTCCGTTCCATTTGTACTACTTTCGTTTCATCCATTACGCAAATCCGGTTCTGTGAAAATGTCAGGAGAAGGGTCTGGGCCATATCAGACATGAAGCGTCTTATCTGACATTCCTTGGCAGGTGCCCGTGGATATTGAATCGCTGTGATCTGCCAGCCATCCTCGGAGTACTCTTTACCTGAGACGTAAGTGGTATCAGTCACGCGAACTGGAAAGAATCTATCAGGACAGTCGTTTTGGAAATTAGCGATCTCTTTAATCAAGTCTTCTCTAGTGAAAAATTTGCCCGTACTCTCGTTCTTTGATCCTATAAAAATACTCACTTCATATCTGTCCTCAATCTTTGTTCCCACCATCTGATACCGACCTTCCGTAGTCACTCATTATGCTCTCCCGTAATCATCCTCAAATCTGAGAATGTCGTCTTCTTCAAACGCCTCGCCTGTTTGTACCTCGATAAACACTAAAGGACTATTCGTTCGGTTCATCATCCTGTGAACATAGCCGACTGGTATTTTCAGTATCCAGCCGAGCTTCATCTTCCTCTGTGCTGGACTACTTTCATATAGTTGATCGGCAATTGCAACTCCCTCGCCGCTGACAACTGTCCAAGTCTCGCTACGTTTTTCGTGTTTCTGCAAACTGAGTTGCTGTTTTGGATTGATAACTATCCGCTTAATTACATAGTCATCTGTTGATTCGAGGATCTCAAATGTTCCCCATGGTCTTTCTTCTATCGGCATACTAAAGTCCCTTCGTCATGAGTTCAAACGCTCGCTGGGCACGTTCTATAATTTCGCACACGTCCTCGCTGTCCAAGTCCATCGCATCGCACAATTCCTTGAACTTCCTCTTGGTAGCTCTCCCGCCACCCCACATCCCGACCGACTCCGCCTCGGCAATCAGACGCGAGAACTGGAGAAAGTCGTCGCCCCAAGCATCCACTCGGCAATGATCTTCGCCAACTGGGTCTGATTGGTCATCGCAACCCATATACACATCAACCGTGTGAGGATCTAGCGGGCCTTCAGGCACCTCGGTCGAAATTGTGGTCAATGAGTCCCGCAAATCCTCCCAGTCCTTTACGCACCACCTGTGGTCTATGAATTCGTCTAGCATCTCGCCGTCAACATTTCCTAAGATATTATTAATGGCGAACAGTAATTTTTCTTTAGTTTCTGGTTTCATAGCCATCTTTCTGGCGGCAGCGATTGGTCTGGTATGCAATCGTTTGCATCTAGTCCAATGCGGGAATATACATTCTCCGTGCTGATCGCAACTTGATTTTAATGCCGATTTCGGAATTGTCAAGTTTTACAACTGGGGAGTAGTTTCTAATTCATCTCCACCTTCTCTCTTGTTCCTATGAGCTTTGCCCTCCTCAACTATTTCACGGTTGACTTCAGCGTAGGTACGCTCGGTCACTGCGGTCACTGTGGTCTCCGTCTGCTTCTTACGGCGTTTCGGCTTGGCTGGATTACACAGCTTTGAAATCTTTCCCCAAAAATCTTTATCTCTAATTTTGCAATCAGTTACTGAACCATCACAAGCCAACATAATTATTCGCGGGCCTTTCAGAGTTCTGACTGACGTACCCTCAGCAACGTCGAACTTTTCGCGCTCATCGAGTACGAAAACGTGTACCGGCTTACCATCTTCTGTAAGTGTCAACTCAAAATCATCGTGTGATCTAACTATATTCTTGTAATGTGCCATCTGTACATACTCCTATCCAAAAATCAAACCCGTCATGATGCACCCTGCTGCTAACGAGGCAAGGCACAGTAAAAATGCTTTCTTTTGTTCGCTCATTATACACTTCTTTCTGGGTAAGTGGGATCTGGAAATGGTCGCTGCTTCCCGCCCTCTAGCGTGTCATTACTAACCACCCTGCCGCCATCCATACCAAAGGGAACTGTTACATTCTCATCCTCGAACACCCAAAGATGGTACTGGTTCGCTCCGCCTCTTCTGGTCTTTGTAGTTCATGCAACCCCCGCATCTAAGATTACTTTCAACGAAGTGGGCTTGAAATATCGGTCTCGTTCAATCGGCAAGCCGAGTCCCGGCCCTCGGGCTGCTTCCAATTCGGCCAGCAGGAAATAACCAAGCTCCGGTGAGCCATAACCGTCTGTGACTAAACCGAAAAACCGTCCTTCGACTGGATCGTACTCGGTGGCGTAGAAAGTGTGGCTTCCGTCAGGCGTAAAAAACTTCACCTGTACAACCGCTTCATGTCCGTCGTTCTCTGTCGCATACAGTTTTGGCAAGCGGCCTAAAATTTCTTTGGTTAAGAGCATCATTTTCGTGTCTCCCGTTTCTAATGGTTAAGATACTAAGTCGTCGCCAAACTCAGCCAAAAAGTCATTCTCGGCAGTAGTCGCTGCCGCCATTGCTTCGTCAAATGTCGGGTGCCTAGAAAGGGACTCGACGTTCAAGTCGTTATCCCCGAACATCTGCTTGTTGATTTGTACCGCTTGGAATCGAGTCCGGTCAAACGCAGGCCCGCTGCCGTCGAGTCGTTCACGGACTGTGAACTTGTAAGCCATCTCGCACTTGTGTTCGTGAAATTTCTGAGTTGACATTGTGTTTCTCCCGTTTCGCGTTGTTAAGTTAGTTGTCATGTTTCCCATTATGACCAATATCGGAAGTATTGCAATAGCGGAAAAGCCTATTTCAGAAAAAACCCAAAATAGGCTCTTAAAATGTTACCAGCGGTGACGTGTCGCCATCGGACTCGTCTGCATCAGGATCTACCGACTCAGAGAACTCCATGACGCTGGTGTCCCAGTTGATATTGAAATGACTGTTGTAACTATCCCCGCTGGCATCCCGAACCTTAAGCGTGTGAATTTCCATTGCCTTTATCAATCGGAGGTCTTCGTTCTGATATAAACCTATCACCACATCGGGATTAATGACCCACTCCTTGCCGTACCGAACTCCCCAAGCTTTCATCTTCACACCACGCTTACGCTCAGAGCCTGTCTCGTTGGCATCACCTTGCTGAGTAGAAACCACCCAAGGAATATCTGTACTTTCGGAGGAAACCTGTAACTCATTTACTACTGAAACAGTAGACTCCCACGAAGATTTCGACCCGCCCTCAAACCTATACCCGCCGTCTATGAAAACAATGTCGGGCTTGTAATCTAATACCAATGAAGTGACATCCGAGACACGCCTGACTAATCCCTTATCAGCCAATAAAATATCTCCGTCTAAGTCAGTCTCGACCTCGCACCGAAGCTCCCACTCTTTCTCTGCCTCATCACTAAGGTCACAATTTCGCAACTTTCCAAAATGAAGTTTATAAAGAGCAGCATCCAATCTACGAGCAATTCTAAAATTACTCATTTCAAGCGTGACGTATAGAACCCGCTTTCCCCTGTTCAAAGCGTTGGCTGCACAAAGAACTAAGAACCAAGTCTTGCCGGTGTTCTGCATGGCCGTGACTACATTAAGCGACCCATTGACCCACCCCTGTATTGCTGCATCTAGAGTTTTCCAAGGTGTCGGAACTCCAATTAAACCTCCCGCATCTTTGGTCTCCCGATACTTTTCGATTCTATCGAGTCCAGACTCACGATAACTAACCACATGAGCATGAGTACTAAAAGGACGAAGATCTAAAGATGCCTCACCCAAAATCTTAAGGGCTTCATCGGGATCTCGTTCCCCAAGGAGATTAGCTGCTTCCGTAAGCCGAGATTCCAGTCTCTTTCCCAAGCTACGCTTGCGAACCAAATCGACAATATATTTAAGCGGCTCAGATTCCTCGGGAAGATCTATCCCAATGTTTTCCTCCACCATGCTGCAAGTCGGCCACTCTCCAGAGTCTTGCAAGTAATTAGAAATCCACTTGAACGCTGTGCGACTATCGTCAAATACAGCTTGGTCGGTCACGCCTACTTTAGTCAGTGACGAAAAGTCTTTTTCGTTAAGTATGCTGCGAATCAGTCTGGTGCCGAGAGTGTCCATATTCGTCCTTTTGTCCTAATTTTCGATGCGCAAAAGCAGGGGTACAGGGGGCAAATGTGCCTAAAAGTGGTCTGGGGAGTGCCCAAAATCACAGTTTTTTGCGCTTTTCCGTTCTAAAGTTATGTCCTGCCACCTTTACTGGAAGCACCGCTTCCTCCAAAACAGCAGACAAAGCAGGGAAGCCTCGCTTTATTTCAGACAGGCTGACGTTGGTGGTAATAATCGTCGTTTTCTGCTCGTCGATTCTGCTGCGTATTAAATCCTCCGCAGAGAATTCCGTGTATGCTGGGTTCTTTCTTATCTGAAGTTCGTCGATGACCAAAAGTGGAACGCTTAACGCTCGCTGATAAACTGTGAATTCATCGTCAAACCTCGTCTCCTTTATTAAATGGTGCGGGATCTCCTTGGCAAGTATCCAAAAACCTATTATCCCATGAACCGCTGCCGCCTTAAGACATATCGAACCAATCGCACTCTTCCCCTGCGAATAATCCCCATGAAGCAATAAGCCACAGCAACTATCCACTCGCGACTTAATCGAAGCAAGGTATTCGCGAACGTGCTCCTTGTGCCCACAAGAGTCTGGGATATTTCCAAACTTTGCTTCCCAATGGACTCGGGGAATACTCATTCGTATCAAGTGCTTCTCTGTGATTTTACCATCCAACATCTGGGTCTGCCTCCGAAGCTTTCTTGTCATGTCTACGCGCTGTCGTTTCCTTAGTCTTAGGTTTAGGAATCCCGTCACTTGCAAACAATTGCAACTTCCCAAATAGAACCTTGCTCCCCAAAAAATTCAAACTGGGCTTGTCGCTTCCGCCAACTACGGCGTAAAGTTCGTCCCAATTGTCAAAGAGAAACCCTATGAGACTTGACGCCCTGTCCACGTCCCCACCGCACCAATCATAGAACCGCTTTACATAACTATTGGCTTGGGCTGTGGGAAGTCCCCACGGGCCTTCACTAACAGCATCTGGCGTATCTGAGTATGCGGCTCTATAGCGATTCTTAAATAAATCCATAAGAATTCGCCTATGAGTTCTGCCGACATCTATCCCTGTCTCCATGTCGCCCATTATTTCACGACCGATCTTCTTCTTGGTTTCAGGCGACAATTTTACTGGGACTCGTCCCCGCTTACGTGCCCGAGCTTCCTCGGCCAAACTGCGAATTGTATCAGCGGTGGTCGGCTCCTCTCCACCTGAAGGATTCCCATCCACAAACCACTGCACCTCAGCGTCTGGGCAAACCCCAAGGTGATACAGGCGGTCTGACTTTCCCGCCTTCTTGATGCGAATCCAGCCACGCTTCACAAGATCGGACAGAATCCGCTTAACGGTCTCTGGTGGCTCGTTGGCCTGTTCTGCAATTGATTGCACATCCAAACCAGAAATAAGCTCACCGGACTTTTTATACGCCCGCGACGTGTGCGTGCGGTTCAGTGAAACGTCTGCACGTAAAAGCAGGTACACTCGCAAGGTACTGCTAGAGACCTTTTGTACAGGCTCTGAAAATATGAAGTCGGCTATGAATTTGTCCATAACCGGAAAGCATAGCTCACCAAAACTTCGGGGTCAAATCGGGCCTATCTGACAATTGCGGTGACAAGTCTCAGGTTATAAAGTAGCCACTTGTTCCCAACATTGGCTGATGAATCAATATAGAACTTGATATAGACAACTCGATCATCTGGCGTAAACGTCTCCGTATAATTTCCATCTGTAGAATACGACTCGTCAACTAGGTCTCCCCCAGAGGTGTACACCAATAGATCCAAATCATCTGGGCCTGTCCCGTAATAACCTGAAATTTCATTGAGAGTAAAAGAGAGCGTATACTCTTCGCTCTTGAGAAGAAACAAAGTATCCATAGCGTAGCTGGTTGCATTGTCTTCAGCATAAATGCTGACAAATCCATCTGTGGCATAGACGTGTTGGTTGTCATTGGTGCTCCACATAGTCACACCTCCATCCCGCAGGGATCACTCATCTCGTTGCAGCCGTCATAAGTTACTACTCCAATGTAGTCTGTGACAACACCATCGTAGATAGTGTAAAAAGGCTCAACCTCTATTTGCATACTTACTGACGGCGAACTGTCATAACTCAGCGAGGCTGACGTAACTAAACCTGTGACATCCAGAGTCTCTCCCGAATTACGATCCTCATCGCCATAACTAAGAGGAATTCTAAAACTTACAACTTTATTCACGTCAATCGCGGGACTGTAAACTATGTCTAACGAAAACGTCCTAGACCCCATACGAATCCGCTGAAACTTGCGAGTAGCTAACTCTAATGCTTGACCTTTAGACGTAACGAAAATGTTTTCTACCTGCTCCATCGTGTCGCCAAACTCCATCTGTAACTCAGTGTCAACGAACTCGCACTCTAGGCGGGTCTCATCTGGCTCATTGACATTCTTGTTACTAGGCTTTTTCTCTTTCCCCCCACCGCCGCCACCGCCACCGCCACCTCCACCTCCACCTGATCTCGGATTTTTGAACTTAGCGGGTGGAAGTCCCCATTTTGGCGCGTTCTTTTTCAGCCCTCCCGGCAGAGCAGTCAACCGATGATATTCTCCCATATCCTGCACGTAATCTTTACCGCTATCACTTTCCTCGTTACCCGTCGAGTAATCTTCAGGATTGCCCCCTCCTGACAGAAACTGGGCAGTATCATCTACCATATCCTTGCTTTCTTGAATGTTATCGTCCATATCCTTGTTCTGAGAGGAGTCCCCCTCCCACTCATTACTATTCTGTCGTGTCCCCTTAATATCAACCTCTATCTCATGGTCTCCGTCACCAATCCAGAAGTTCTCTCCACCTGCGCCGTCATCTGAGGCCACCGTCACTTCGGTCTCAACATCTCGCTCATCATCTGTGTGTGGATGCGTACTATTAGGATCATCGTCATCTATCCGATACTCATAAGTAGTTCCTGTTGCGCCTGGATACTTGGTCGGATCATTAACATCTACATTGGCATTGTTTCTATTCTCATTACCAGCGCGCTGAATTTTCTGACAAAGATCGGCGTGCTGGTTATCCACCCCGTTCTTAACGCAAACGGTCTGCTTACCCCGCTGATTCGTAGGCGGATTACTGTTGCCTTTACCGCCACTTCCAGGCTGTTTCTTTTTGGACTCGTTCAAAGAGGTCTCGCCACAAACATCTATGACGCTCATCATGCGGCCTTGAATTTTTATGCGTGACGGCAATACAGAGACGCTTCTAGACGTTGTAACTCCCAAAATAGCCTCGTGAGGAATAACTAGATCAACATCACTACGGACATCTTTCCAATTCTCCATAATGAGTCTTCCCGCAAGATCTACAAACAACTCACAATAATTAGCCTCTGCCAAGAGACGCATCTTATCAATCAGGCTGTCGCCTTGAATCGCCTGCGTCCAAATGTAATTAGAACCATTAGCTACCCCGTCACTACCGTAACCTGTAGCTGGCGCGCCCCCCCGCTTCTGACTGCCTACATCTGAAAGCTCATCCCATGCTGGTATCTGAGCAAAAATACTAATCAGTTCGTCGATGGCTGTCTCGCAGGTATCTGTTCCTAAGTTATTATACGGGGGCGAAGTAATGGGCACCTTTGATAATCGCCCAAAAAAAGAAACCAGCTTAAAGCTGGCAGTACCTTCCATCACCCCCCAACCTTCATCTACAGATTGAATCATCCCAAAACCATGAATCTGCTCCCCCGCAGCGGCTGGAAAATAATCCGCCTCATCGGCATCCACAGACACAGTACCTCCACCTGACTTTTGAATGGAACCTGTAAATGTGCCGCCTATTGTCGCAGGAGCATCGAGAACTACTCGTAGGGGCTGATACTTGTAGGTCTCAAACGTGTAAACATTGTCAGGATTGGCTAACTCTGCTGACGCATCGTAAGATCCGTTTAATTGTGCAGACACGCTCCAACTAAGAAGATCATTGTGTAATGATCTCGTCAATCCGGCTGGCGGACAAGTTGGCGCGGGTGTTGTTGTCGTTGGCATTGTCTTCTACCTTTAATAAACCGACTGGCATCACACTGGTGTCCGAACCCCTCTGCCAGATCTGGTGAGTTAAGTACTTTCCTGCCTCCATAGTTTTCGCAGACTCCTCTAGGTCTGATCTGCGAGACAACCCTACTGATTCTAGCAAATTTTCAACTTTTACAGAATCCAAAGACGGCAATCCCCACTTTCCACTAGGATCGAATCGAATAAAAATCCACTCGTAATGGGATAACTTACCCAATACAATCTCCAAACTAGCATCACTTTCCGCCGCAATTAAATCTACACAATCTGTGACAACCGCCACAGACGCACTAGGCCAATCATCTGAAAATTGCACATTATCTACACACAGTCTAGCTTGCTCAGACATAATACTGACTGCGTGAGCATCTGGCTCAACACCTACGGTGTCTAAACCTAAGCGAAGAAAAGCATCTACCTGTTTCCCGTCAAATGCCCCGACTACCATTACTTTACCGCCACGATGAACTGAATCCGCAATTCTCAAAATTGCGTCCCCAAGAGCATACCATCCCCGTTCTTCTCCATTAACTCGGGAATACCCCCACCGATACTTGTACCAATAACCCTCAGACTCCGAGGTATCTACGCGAGCCTGCAAAAATTTGTCCCACAAGTCAGTCATGATCTCTTGGGAATATCTCATCTTTACTCGATGTACACCGCTTTCCCGAAGTACCACCTTGTCCACGGCTGACAAAGAATCTAACTCAAGGATCTTGTTAGCCATCCTATCTGCGCTGGGACATTCCCACAAAGCCGTCTGATCCTCTCGGGGGTCTACTATTACAGTGGAAGGTCTAACCAAACTAATGTGATTTTCTCCCAAAAGCTCCGGCATCGTCGTGCTGTCAGTAACAGCCTGAAGGCACCCTAAAGCTTGAGCCTCAATTGTGGGAATCCCAAACCCCTCGCCGCCACTGGTGGAAATTCGGACATCGCATACTTGATAAAGCTCCACAAGCTCATCAGTGGTCAATCCTGCATCCCAGTCAAATCCCGTATACAAAACATTGCCTTCGACACCGTACATCTTCTCCAGCTCAAATAGGTTGAAGCCCTTTGTGAATGGCTCATCTGTTTCAACCTGACATTGAGTATGTGCAATCAGTTGCACTGGTCTGGAGTCGCCCACCATCTCAATGACTCTCCGCAAAGTGTCGTAAGTCGCATCCCATCTCTTATGCCAAATGTTTCGATCTAGGTTCAGGATGACTATCGCGTCATCCGGTATGGTTCGTCGCAGTCGTTTGCTCCACTCTTTTCTAGAAGCCGTTCTATGATCAGGAGTGAACTTTTCTGGATCATACTTCCAGACTTCCAAATCTAAACCATGAGGAATAATAGAATCCGTCTTTATAAAGGGACTCCACAAATCCTTTCCGAACTGGGTCAAAGAGACAATGTGATTATCTGGGATCTCGTCGAAAATTCCCGTCATCTCAGGCTTGAGCGTACTTGCTTCCCAAGGTAGCCAAAAGAACATCGGGACATTACTGACACATCTGAGATGAGAATAAAGACTTAGGTGGTAAGTAGTCCAAAAAACTATTACCGCATCTGGCTTGGCTCGGGAAAGTGCCTTATCTATAGCTGGCAAATCATCAAACTTTACGTTCCACTGAGATACACCTTCAGGTGGTTCAGGCTGATTAGGGAAAGATGAAGTCGCTAATACTATGACATCATATCCCTTATTCTTTAACCCCTCAGATAAAATTCTTGTCTGCTGTCCGAAGCCACTGGGATTACCCGTACTCTCACTTAAAATTGCTATTCTCATACTTATACTCCTTTGTCCTTCCATCGACTTCCCGATGGATGTTTACAACCATACTCAGGTGTTTCTTCGTATCTAGCTAGATTAATTAGTGCCTTACTTCCCGAAAGCTTGCATCCACAAATCCCGCAATTCATATTCCCAAAATCATCGGTCTTAACTAAATCACAAGACCCGCAAATCTCGATTCGTTTTGCTAACCGATCCTCAGAAACGTCCTTTCCGACAAGTATGGCTTTCGCCAAAGTAATAGCTTTAGATACTATTCCTTTTCTTTTATCATCCATAGTCTTACTCAATTCTTAATCAATGTTACGCCGCGAAGACCGGAAAACTCGCTTTCCTCCGTAATTAAATCTTTGTAGTTTCCCGCAAATAACTCAAACTCCTTGCGGTCTGCGTCATCATCGTAAGCGTCCATACTTATTCTGTCGAATCCATCAGCAGTAAACTGATTTGGCGACTGATGAATCCCATTTTTTCCAATGTATAAAGTGCGATTGACGACAGGTGCTAATCTCTTCCAACCTTTCATAGAACAAGTCACCATCGTAGCCCCATCCTGACCTGTGGGCGGACTTTGAAAAAACTGACTTTGCTTAAATGCTTCATCTTTTCCAATAGCTGCAGGCGAATCTCCAAGAGTCGGAAAACCATCATGGCACAGAGATACGAACCAGTCTCGAATTGCTGCGTGTGGTCGGTACATATACTCTGCTGCGGTCAGATAATAATTCTCGAACTTATACAGCGTGTCCTTGATGCTGTCCCAACACTTCCGATGCTGCAAGTAAGCCCACCAATTCGTTGAAGTCACAGTAACTTTATCTAGGAGTTTTCTTTTGTCAGCACTTCCCATCACGCAAAAATTATGACCTTGGACTGTTCCTATGTCTGAATAAGTCGCCTCAGCCCAGTCCATTAAATTCATGCAATAACTAAAGTAGCTGGGCGAGATCAAGCAGTCGTCTTCTACAACAAAAACTCGGTCATAGCCCAGCACATCGAACAACTGCCTGCGGAGATCTATGAGGCTTCTCCCGCACCCAAAATTGACAGGTCTTTTCACTACTACGCAATCAGGGAGATAGTCGTGAAACATCTTCTCTTGCTCTGCGGTTACGTGCCCCTGCCTTGAGTCGGGGTGAGCGTCGAGAAACGCGAAGAAAGGCCATTTAAGGCACTCAGGATTGGCTGCAATGGACTTTAACGTCCTCTCCAAGTATTCGGGGCGTGTTGCCGCCGCAATGCCTACGGCCACATCTGAGGGCTTCAGCTTGGATTTGTCGATTAAGTCGGTAATCTTGTACCGATACTTTTCCCAATCCCGTTGAGCCTGAATCTTCTGCTTAAAATTTATAGTTTCTCGTCGTTTCCGTTTCTTCTCACTTGGTGTCATTGCCATCAATAGTACTCCTTTTTAATGTTACTCGCACGTTCCTACTCTCGATTCGTGATGGGTTGTACCGTCACCTACTGGCTGCGTACATCCGCATGGGCTATCACACCCTGTCTTGCTCACAAATGACCAACTTCCTCCAAACCCTGCACAATCCATCTCGTTATTACAAATCCACTCATAGGTGCAAACCCCGGCTTCACAAGGATCTGCTGTGGTTGTGGTTGTGGCTGCTGCGGTTGTGGTCGTAGTACACTCATCATCGTCTGAAACGTCCCACTCGCCTCTATCGCTCCCCATGTTACAACACTGACCCGGTAAGTCACTAACCATCCGAATTATTAACTCACCATCGGGATCTGGGATACAATCTGCGTCGTTCGTAATACACAACTCCGCCCATCTATCTCCATCGTCCCCATCTGACCAGCAGATCTGTAGCGGGGCAAGTGTGTAAACAATTCCTGCGGCTGCTGACTCAACGTATAACCGAACACAACAGTTTCCGTTGCTTCCCCCTGAACGAGTAACAAGTATTTGCTGACAAGTATCTTCGTCAATGCCCCCGCCAGCATCCATAGAAACAACTCCGCCAGTATACTCACAGGTCGTAGTTGTAGTTGTCGTAGTTGTAGTTGTAGTTGTGGTAGTCGTATAACCTTCGGGAGTTGTGGTCGTGGTAGGTTCTATTGTGGTAGTCGTAGTCGGAACATCGTCACAACAATCTTCTACACAACTGTACTTCCAAGTCGGGCCATAATGATGGCGATATTTAATTAGGTTGTACTTCGTCCGACAGAAATAAATTTTTGTTTCGTGCCACTTCAAACAGTGCTGTCGTTTTACTTCCGCATAAGAGTCCCCATTGCCTGGAACTGCCGCTTCTGCCTCAACAGTATACAACTCCAACTCAGCTATATCATTAAGCGAAAAAGTGCCAAACTTCGGGAATGCATAGCACTCAGATATGCACTCCTCGACTGCATGATAATCTATATGTTTACAGCCCCAAGGCATGGGTAAAGCAATACGAGCCTCGTGGGTTACTTCAGTAACTTTGCCACTTACTCCAGCACTGCCACCACCTGGGTCTTGTCCCTCACACTCATCAACCTCCTCTGGTCGATCTACCTGAGAGTCTCCATAGTCGGTCTCCACAGAATCGACCTGAACCACGGCTCCAGTGGCAACATACTGACCACTACAAAGCAAATGTAATCCTGACGTTCCTGAAGCGTCAGTTAGCGTACTAGAAAAAGACGTTTCCCTAGTCTTCGTCATTGAGGTCTCACAGTCTGGGCCTGTGTCATCAACATAATCTTTGTGCGTTACGTGAATAATCGGCATGTAAATCTGCAACCAAGGCTTGTACGAAGGAAAGCCTGTATGGCAGTCAACATTGATCGACTTCTTAACCGTGCAATTAAAAGCTGTGTTAGTAGCAGTATCCTTGAGCGTAATCTGAGCAGCTAAAGTCGCCTTCTGGCTTTTCTTTCCCTTAACATGGATCGTACAGGTCTTGTTGTTCTGCGCGGTAATCTCAATTCCACCATCGACTCCTCCGCCATCATCAGGATTGCCTGTTACTGCCCACTGCACAGAGACGAATTCATAGACGTTCGCACCATCCTCATCTTTACAACTCCAAGCGAACTGCAAGTGATACATCTGCTTACCATGACAGCACATCAGGTTATCTGGGCCTGTAATTTTCCCGCAAAAATTAGCCTTCTCACAATTAGCTATGTCGGGATGAGAACCCGCTGCACCTGAGCCTGTATCATTCCCGCCCTTGTCCTTCTTGGGCTTTGGCCGCTTGTTATCTTTGCAATAAGTAAAATCTCGCGGGGTGCTTTTCGCAGATACTTTACCAGAAGTGTCGTAAGCCATTACTCGCCAAAAAACTTTATCTCCCCGACGAATGTCAGTGTAGAGCTTCAGGTGGTAATAAGTTGTGCTTACTTTAGCCGCCCGCAGAGTCGGGCCTTGGAAATTATCGGACTTGCACCACTGAACAATATAATAGTCTGCCCCCGTGACAGGATGCCACTCAAATACAGACCCTGACAAAGACTTGTTCTGACCTGTTCCGCCACCTGTGCGATTCAAGCTGAAGGGGTGAACATCCCAACACTCATTACAACCCTCGCAAGGCGCATAAGGATTAGGTGTATCAAGTCTCCCGTAACTAAACCAGTTCAGGTTAGAGTATAGATTTGCTGACGTGTATAGATTCTGACTGACATAAACACACGATCCCGCTGCTCCAAAAATTGGATCTTTGGGAGTGTCTGACTCTACCCAGTTTTTACCGTCAAATCTAAAGTCCGGCATTACTCTAATCTTTGGTTAAGAGGTGGTGAACCCACCGTAACACTTTAGCGATCTATCGCCTGAATCTGTGAAGTGCTGAGTTGCACACATTACTTGAAAAAACCCACTTACTGAGAACAATCTCCCTTTTACCGTAGGTTGATCCAGTTGGGAAAAATAAACTCGAAACTGTTCACCCCAGTACCCCAGAAAATCATACAGTACTGGCTGCGTAGTATTGTATTTCCCCCAAAGAGTATAGAACTCATCTGGGCCACAAGCTTCAATGCTCCACTGAATCCCACCTTCACCGTGAACTATTTGATTAGTTCTTGGCGATTGCACAATTACACAGTTCGCCGTAGCTGTAACCGAATTGCGCTTCTCGGGGATATACGGCTCATAACTAAACTGAATAGGTAAATCTGCATTGTCTAGTTGTGCGTAAAGATAAGCCACTAAATTGTCCCCCGCTTTGCAACAGTTTTTCCCATAGCTCGTCCTATTTGGCGAGTTACTGCGGCTGCATCTACTCTGTTATTGACAGTCATCGTCAACTTTCGCGAATCATTAAGTTGGCCTACGCCCATAGAAGGAGCAACGCCTCCCATAACCCCTGCGGAACCTAATGAGGCACTTCGGATACTTGCGGTCATGCGACCCACGCCCGCTTGAACAACATCTGAATTCATCTGCCAGATGTCTCGTAATGAGGGACTCGCTCGCATGTCTGGGTGCATCACACTATTCATATCGTGCATGGTCTGGAAAACAGCAGCAAGCATCCTCTGGGACTGCGTTTCCCACCCTATGAGCCACTGCTCAACCCACAAAAAAGGTGCCTCTAGGAAATCCGCCCCAATCATACCTATCGTCTGCTTAATCGCAGCGCGAGATGCTCGAACTCTCGTCTCCAATTCATTAAAGGCTACTTGCAACTCCGCCATGCGCTTCTTGGCGTCCTGAGCCAGACCCTCTTCCTGCTGTGCATTTGCAGTACGCGAAGCGGCTACTCGTTCAGCGTGCTCCACCTCAACTTGCTGCAATCTCATCTCTCTATCTGTAGGAGTAAACTTCCCGCCCCGCGCCCTATGGGCTTGCATCTGTTTCAACTTCTCTTCCGCCTTAACCAAATTCCGAGAAGCGTTTAAGGCTCGCGTCTCCTTCATTACTTGGAGCTTGTACATCATCAGGTGGAGCATATAGAGTTCTCGAAGGGTGTTGACCTTCTTTAACATTATCTTCCAAGTTTCCATCTCCAAATCGCGTTCTTTCTCGATCCTCTTGACTGGCTCTCGACCTCCCTCCACCTTCTTATGAGCCTTCGCCATACGGTCGCGATTCTGCGCCTCTACAAGATCCAACTGCCTCCTGCGTTCTTCTAATGTATCCTTTCTCTGTTTCGCACTCATGTGTTTAGAAATCTGCAACTCTTTGTCTATTCTACGCTTTGCTTCGACCAACCGCTGCTCATTCTCCAAACGAGTCTGCTTAATAATATCTCCAGATAACTTGGCTTCCTCTATCTTGCGTTTAGCCGCCATATCCTTTCGCTTATCATCTGCATCCCGAAGAATCTTTGCTTTATCTCGTTCAACCTTATCATTATGTTTCTGGCGTAAATCCTCTTCCTCGTCCTGCTGTGCTGTCAGAGCGTCTATCTCATCCTCCATCGCTTTCTTATTTCTTGTCTGAATCTCAGACTCATCTTCATCCTGATTGGCTATTTTTATCTTTAATCTCGCCAACCTTAGCTCAAGGAGCTTCTTCTGTGCCTCAAGATCTTGATACCTAGCAAAAATAAGTTTGTCGTACTTATCCTTCAAGTCCTCGATCTGCTCGATCTCACCATCCAGACTGCTTGCGTACTCTTTTTCCAATATCTTGCGAAGTGCTGCCAAATCTTTTTCGGAATCCTTTAGACTTTTAGTAGCTGCGTCTGAGGCCTCTTTGACTCGAATCATCTCTTCTTCTAATCTAATTGATTCCTCCAACGCAGCAGCGTTAGTGAGCAAACCTTCCCTTCTATTCCCGTCTTCATCAACAAGAGACTTCAGCGTGTCCTTCTCCTGCTGCAAAGCTTTCTGTCTGGCGGAAAGTAGAGTTTCCTGATCCTTAGTAACTATCCCCAGCCGCCTCATCTCTGCGATACGTGCCTTTAGATCCTTGACACCTTTCTCCTGCATCGCAATCAGACGCTTCTGCTGATTAATGTCAATGCCTGCCCGCATATTCCCGTCGTTCATCAACTTAAGAAGCTCTTTTTTCTGCTTCAGATTTGCATTTTCCCCGAGCTTCAGCAACTCTGCTACCTTGGCCTTCTTTTCGGCGAGTGCGACCGCTTTCCTAGCACCGAGCAGCTCTGACACATAAGCTTCATCGGTCGCCTTCTTCAACTCTCTCTTCGCTTTAGCTGCGTCTCTGGCGCGCTCGGCGGATGTCCTCATCCCCTTACCCTTGCCGAATACCCGAAGGAACCTAATCCAACCGTCAGTAAGAATCGTAACTACCTTGGAGACGATGGCTATACCTGCGGCGAGAAGTAGAATAGGCGCGAGAATAGGCAGTAAAGCTACTGTTAAGAAGGCAATCATTACTCCCGCCAATATCTTCCAAACTATTGGAGGCATTGCTTTGATAAGCTCGCGCATCGACATGATCGCTTCTTTGACAGCCTTAACTAACCAATCCCAAGCTGGCTTAAGGACACTCATCAGTATGCCCCCAAACTTCTTAAACACTTCAATCATTGGCACCAAGGCCGACTTGTAAATTGTCTTAAAGAGAGCCGAAAGCTCCTGCCAGACTGCCTTAACTAGCCCAACAGCCAACGCAAAATAACCCATAGAAGCGATAATTACAGGTATTACTGCCATAATTGCTGGCAGCCCCACACTCCCTAACGTGGCGAATAACGCAACGAGTGCGCTAATGGCAGCGGCTAACGATCCAAGCACAATTAGGACGACACCGCTTACTGCTGCAAACGCTCCGATCATTCCGACGACAGCAGCAATCTTGCCAACCAATTCTTGGTTAGCGTCTACCCAAGCTTGGATTCTGGCAATAAAGTCGCTAATGATCTGTGCCAATCCTGCCAGCGACCCACCCATAGACTCGAATATCGAGATCATCAACCCTTCAAACTGGGACTTGAGGATGATAAGTCCCCCGATGAAGTTACCCTCCATCTGCTCGTACATAGACTTAGCAGTAGTTTCTCCCACCTCCGCAACGGTATCCCACAAATCCGCAAATTCTTTAGGAGCATTTCTGGCCTGCGTCAGCATTACCGCAATTGCTTTGCCGCCACGAATACCAAAGATCTCAATGATGTCTGCCGCTGACATCGAAGTCATTGCTAGTTTTTCAATGATGTCTCTTGCATCATGAACTTCGGGATTGATGTCTGAAAAAGTCATGCCAAACTTCTTCAAGACTCCGTCCATGTCGTGGCCTTTTTTAGCCAACTGAGTCCAAGCTTGAGCAAGAGATGTACCAGCGATACTTCCTTTAAGACCTGCATTTCCTAGCAAGCCAATCATGGTGGCAACTTCCTCTACGTTGACTCCCATAACAGCCATGATGGGCGCGGCATACTTAAATGCTTCACCCATCTGAATAACACTGGTATTAGAGTTGACGGCTGTTCTAGCCATCACATCGACAACTCTAGTGAGAGATGAAGCTCTCAAACCGAAAGCTGTAACTGCGTCAGAAGCGAAATCTGCGGCCTGACCCAAGTCCATCTTGCCGACAGCCGCTAAATGCAGAGTAGATTCCACAGCCGCTAAAGCCTGATTCGTATTAAATCCGGCCATGCCTAGAAATTTAAGAGCTTCGGCTGCCTCATTTGCGGAATATCGAGTAGTTCTACCTAGTTGCTTGGCTTTTGCACTAAGCTCATCAAACTGTTCGGCAACTTTCTTGCCGCCAGCCTCCTCGATCTTCTTCATGCTGTCAGACATGATGGCCCCGACAGCATCCATAGTGCGCTCGAATTTACCTCCCATAATAAGAATTGGAGCGAAGGCCACAGCAATCCCTGCTGCGACCATCATTACTGACATGCCCAGACTTTTCATGGCCGCAGAAGCAGCCATAGCTGAGGCGGCAAAGCCTTTTAGAGACGCGCTGCCAGCGGCCATCCCTGCCGCCATGCCAGCCGTGTTAGCTCGGACACTAAAGACTGCCGTTCCTAAAGATGCACCTGCCACAAGTTACTCCTTAACGTGTCCAAACCCACTGCTGGGGGTTGCGGGCGAGGCCGTCTCACTTCCTAACTGTGGCGGTAAATCCAAACTACTGAGAAACCGATCATACTGATTCTTATCGGCATGATTGGCAACTCTAATAATGTCGGCTAAAATCCGCCTGTCAAAAAGCTCCCTCTTGTCGATTTGTAAAGATAGTTCTTTCACTTGAAAATAAGTTAATTTCATTATCTGCTGCACCGTCCATCCATAGCACGCTGCAAACTTGTGCAACATTGTTGCTATCGAACCTTCTTCCGACGACGCTTGTTCGGAATGATCGGGGCTGCGGTCGAAGATGCCGGTGCCGCCGTCGGAACTTGCGGCACCAGTTGAAAAAAAAGGGTTTTGATCTCATCCCAGTCATGAACTTTCTTCATAGCTGAAACGAGAAGTAACCAGTCCTTAATACCCATCTCCTTAAACTCATCAGCTTCGCGACCTGTGGAGGATTCCATAATCCCCCGTAGCGCGTGCTGTGCATCACTATCTGCCAAAATCTTTAGTAGCCAGCCCGCACCCTCCATGTCTTTGTCTGAAAGATTCAATTTCTCCAAAACATTTTGGGCGTCTCTACCAAAAAGGATTAACTTTTCAAACGAGACTTCGCGTACTCGGACGACCCCCATAGATTTTAGCTCTATCTCTAGTCCACTATTAATCGTTCGTTCTGCGGTACTGAGGTCTTCTTGGTTTTCAATGTCTTCAATAGTTTTATTCATCGTTTTTTACTTTCTTGTATACCGAGACTGCTATGAAGTAGATCTCTCAAATTGTTCTGCTTTGCACAAAACTGCTGCGGCTCTACTAAAGTATCGCCGTTAGCATAACAAATCTGTAAAGCAGATAAATCTTCTTCACTTATCGGCAATCCAAATATGAAAAATATAGTATTACCTTTCTCGCGAGAGCCTTGCACATTCTTTAATTTCACACCCGGCTGGCACCAAATAAAGGCTGCTTGATTCAAGTCTTTCGTCCGAAAAGAAGTTTCCGGTTTATTCATCTACTCATCTCTTTTCTGCAAAAACTAAGCTACATCGCCGTAAGCTATGCTTGCGGTGATCGCGCCTGTCTCTGCGATGTTAGTCAACGCCGAAAGCGTGACATCCATATACTTACTGGCGTACACAAACTCAATCTCAGGACTGTCATGGCTACGAGTAGCATCATGGAGTGCCTTGTTGTTTTGCGTCTCAAGTGCAGCATCACCGTTGGTGATGAGGTCTGCACTCTCAGCAGTAATAAACTGAGCAAGCGCGTCTGCGAAGACTGCTCGCTGCATCTTGGAGGTGGTCAACTGACTACTGGTATCAGTAATCGTAAACCTCACGATACTCCCACTCGGGTTCGTCTTGGTAACTGTGAAGTCACCAATAGGATAACTGTGTCCCATTGTAATTCTCCTTACAAAAAATTGGGAACCTTAAAACGCAAAACTACCTTTACGTGTCAATAATCGTTCCAAAGTTTCCGCTTGAGTCCTTGAGGACTTCAAACTCGACTTCAAACGCCACTTCCTCTTCGCGAGTCATTGCATACTCACGAGTTCCAAAAGTGATGCACTTGGCGAATGTAAATGTTCGAGTTCCGCAGAGTGGGCCTTTCCCAACTACAGAAATCGCCACTTCATCCACCCAACAAGCATTGTTATACCCTAACGTCAGGGTGCTTCCGCTGACAAGTTGTGCCAGTGGCAACATAAAGGACTTTCGCACCTCTTCTAACGAAACCTGCAATAGAGTTGTCGTGACGTACATGCGCTCAAGACTACGGGCTTTCTTAACGACGCCCACAGCTTGATCGGCGATCACCTCGATGAACTCCGGCTCGTAACGAACCGTAACTCCACCTTTGGTGTAGCCTACATCTACCCCGCCAACACTTACTGTTGCGGCTCCGACAATGATTTTGGTTGCGTCTCCAGCCATAACATTGTCTCCATTTAACTACAAGATTGATTTACCCAGATCACGTCCAGAATTATCTGAACTGACCATACATCCGTGTCATCATCAAAATACGGTGATTCTCGTTGTCTAAATACGGTCTGTTGATTACTTATATTGGCATCACTGAAATCATAATAACTCGTATCACTGACTATGGTTTCGTGAACCAGATACTCCAATCTATCTATTATCTTCAATGCAGTCAATTCAGAACGAGCGTGAGCTTTCAGCTCCACCTCAGCGTTCTGAATTCTAGTGGTGGCTCCGTCCCCTATCAAGGGAACAGTCATCGGGATATTTACCCCTAAAAATGGCGTTCTTTCTTTGACTGTCGGCATATCTCGGGCTATCGAGTAGTTAGACGTGGAATAATCAGTGAGATCGACGATGCTGCCCGCGCCAGTATCTGCTCGAAGTTTGTCAATTATCGCCTTGTATAAATTCTTGTGTGCCATGCTATTATATTACAGGGGTTCCTGGGTCATACGGCTTGGGGGATATTCTCGGCTTTGCCAATTCTAACTTAAAAGCTACATTCGCCCGCATAATAACTTCTCTCCGAAATGCTTTCTGACCTGCTTCCCACACGGGCATGATAAAAGCATGAGGCTTACTACCACTGCTCTCAATAGTCTGGCCGATCTTAATTGCTACTCGCTTCGCATCCTCACCCCGCATACCCATCTTCTTCTTAACGTATTGCAATAACTTTCTATAGTCCGGCTTGTGTGGCCCTGCACCCTTCTCCACATTCAAAGAGTACTTCACCGAGAGTGCCCCAAAGTCTACGCCATACACCGGAGCTTTAATAACTGCCTTTGCAGTAATCTTCTGATGAAGATGTCCCCGAAAGACACTCCGGTTGCCCTTAATTCTAGACTGTATCCAAGGAACCATAGTCTTCATGGCTGCTGTATACATCGCCTGTGCAAGTATCGGGCCTGAAGCTGCTCCCAAACGCCTCATGCGTTTAGACATAGCACGCTCAAGCATTCTGTCCCTCATGCCTGCTATTGCGGCTGGAAACAAACCTCTCACGGTTGCAGAAAATGCTTTTGCTGCTCCTGCCATTAATCTGTATCCTCTTTCTCAACTGTGAGGGTCGTGTGGTGGTATCCACCTGTCCAATCACTCTGCTGACGAACAAAGATAATTCGATAATCCTGACTTGAGGGAATTGGCGCATTCTGAGTTACACCGCTTGCCAATCTCAAGAAATCCTGTCTCTGAATATCTGGAGAATACTCCACAAGTACTTTCCACGTTTCACCAGAAGCCTGACCAAAAACCTGAGCCGATTCTACGTCAGACATGGCTGTGACCCGCGCCAAACGCTTGGAGTAAATGGACGACTCTGCGCCTTCAGGAATAATCCCACCGGCTCCATCATCTGCGTCTTCTTTTCGTACTATGTCCACCCTATGAACTAGGCCAATTATGGGTATCCCGCTTTTATTTACCATCAAAACCCTCCGTATCGGGAGGCGTCATCTGGGACAGCCAAAAACATATCAACTCTGTTCACATATCGCTCCAGAATCCGGTCAACTTCGACGTACCCAGTGGATTCTCCTTTGCCTATGCCTTTGAACGAAGCAGTAAAGTCTCCCCAAACAACTTGACTCACGTCTTTTGGAGACATCTTCATAAATCCTGGCATCAGTCTTTCTAAAGTCAGGAGCAGGGTTGCTCTCTTGATCTCTGGCGGAGTAGTCGCCCTGCCCCAATCGCCCTCTATCCAGATGTTCTTTTGACCTTTAGGCCATACTCCGCCACGAAAAATTCCCCGCCTTGGCGTATCTTCAGGCCAAGCCACGGGAGTCTCTAGATAATAGTCATAGACTACAAAGTCTGACCCCTCAGTATAAGTGTGCAAAAGTGTCGTGCCGTTTGTATCGTAATCCTTAACACTGGTAACAGAGATAAGCCGAGCAACTATCTCGGGATGGAAAAACAGCTTTGTAAGCCCGTTTCCGTCAAACTTGTGGGTCGTTGTATCTGTGTAAAAAGTATCATTACAGATGTTCTCTATGAGAGACTCCATCAAGTCGATTTCGTCGCTAATTTCAGTGTCTGAATAGCTACTCTCCACATCAGACACCGCCCCACCTGACTTGAGAGCTTTAACCTCAGCCACGCTCACATAATTTCCCATTACCGCCTCCTTGATAGAGCATCTATCGTCTTTCCAATAACCCAACTCGCTGACCAAACTACTACAGCGATAACGAGGGCTGACGAAAGTTGCTCTAAACCAGTCAAATTTACAGACACAATCACCTCCCTGCGATTATCTGCCTCCATTCTGGCTGACTTAGGCGTGTAGGTCAATGAAGATTGAACACCTCGCACGCGTCAAAAACTGCCTTATCTAACTCGGCCTCAGACGCCGTCTTCTTAAAATGCTCAATTACATCGTCATAAGGACAGTCTAATTCTAAGCGTCCTATAACATAATTTCTTATTTTGTTGTACTTCGTGAGAGGGTACTTGACTCCCGAAGGACGCTTAAATCTGTGTGCCCACTGTAAAAAAGGTAGACACCAAGTAGTTTTACCTGCCTGACGATACTTCTGATGAATATAACCCTCCTCGCCACCAAAGCCTCTGAAATGAGGATTGAATCCCAACCAAGCATCTTTCTTACAACCAAAAATACCTAACCCATGCTGAGGTATATCTATGGGATCTGGTGACAAATCCGCTACTGGGACATGCTGCGCCCAAATACCGTGCATCTCTGATCTCCATGTCGGCTCCATGTGAGTAACGCACTGAGTTGGATCATCTAAAAGCATCGGGCCTGTAAGCAAATCACTGCAATCGTTTGCATCCAAATAGTCAATAAACTTCCTAAGTGCGCCTGGAACCAGCAAAACATGACAATCCACACAAAGGACATACTCACCTTTAGCAATCTGAAACACTTTGTCTCGGGAGGATGAAGTGCCTACAGTATCGCCGAAAGCCAAATACTGCGCGTTAGGCACCCATGCGGTAATGAAATCCTTGACTGCCTGACCGTGGGCAGACTTGGGATTATTATCAACGACTACTATTTCAAGCTCGTCGAGTATCTCGGGGTGATAAAGCCGCAATGCCTGAACTGTGAAATATACTCCGTCAAAATCTTCATACGTTGCCATCCCTACTGTCAATTTCATACTCTACTCCTTCATAATCTATTAATCACTCCCGTCTAACCCCGAAGCCATCCCTAAAGAATCTAATCGAGTTCTGCGCTTGGTCGTGGAGCCGGGGAGGGCGGTGATAGAGTGCAGCGACTCATCTGCCCCCATGTCCCAAGTATCCCCCTCGGAATCTCGGTCTCGACCATCTATGTCTATGTTGACGTTCGTCGGGGAAGTGCCTAAATCAACTCCTCGGTCTACGAACAAACTCCCGTCTTTTAGGTGTAAATCGGGGTCGCCTATCGTTGAGTCTACAAACGTATTCGCAACCGTGTCTATTATCTCGTTGCTAACGTCCGAGTCAGTCGCCTCTAGCCCCCAGTAGTCCAGCACTGCGCTTGCGTGAGGGGAAACATTACTCAAGCCTCCCTCTGCATCCCAGTCCATCAAGATTAAGTTTCTGATCTCGGTCGCGTCGTCTGCCCAAACATTGTAAAAAATATAGCTGTCGTCTGTTGTCAGATCAATTCCGTAGACTGTGGTGTTGTAAATTTTCATCCCGCCGCTGCCGGTACTCCAAGAAGAAAATATGTGGAAGTAGTCGTTCGGCGCAGCGGAACTTATATTCCAGAGAAAGCAACTAGTGATAATCGGACAACAACCAATCGCTCTTATTATATGGGCGGCATGACCAAGGCTACTATCACCGCTGAAATCATAAAATAAACAGTTCTGAATTAGAAAATTTGGCGCGTTATTGCCCTCGATTACTTTTTGCGTCTGTACGCTTCCATCTTGACCATCGAATTCCAGCCATGAGAGAGTGGTGTCAGTTATCCAAACCTTGATCATTTGAAGCGAAGTATACACACCATGCTTGAGAACTACCCCTGAACCCTTCGTCCCGTCGTGTCTTGAATCAACGTGGGCTGTGAGCGTGCGACTGTTTAGACCTACAGTGCCGCCAAGGTTAATCATGACGGCATCTACTGTAAATACGGAGTCGGCATGACACTCGCCAACTGCATCGTCTCCGCTTGAGTAGTAATCGGTATTATCTAAGTCTGCCCCCCACAGCGCGATGGTAGAGTAGGCTCGCTTGAATAGAGCAGAGGCTTGAGAAAACCCCATATCAAACAAATCACAAGGACTGGCCGAGCCATTATCTCCGTCGTCCGTGATATATCTCAGCGTATAATTAGACCCTGAGATGACTGTTACTAGGTAAGTGAACGTCGCATTATACGACGACGCATCTTCGATCAGGCAGATGTCTCCGACGCTCACTCCGGTCGGATCTGTCCCAAACGTGACTACCCACGGGCCTGAGCCAGTACACCCCGAAGGGGTCTCTGTGTCAATGCTGGAGTTCGAGCCAATGCTCGTGATTACAGTTGCCACAACCTAGTCTCCTTGGGTCTTGGCAACTACGCCGAACCAGACGATAGTATCTCCCCCGTTGCCTTTTACAAATACTTCACGAATGGAGAGATCATTGAAGCGGAATGTCTGCTCCTCGCCCTTGGGAATTCTGAAAAACTCAGCGTCGTCATGGAGTCCTTCAATGTTCACTAGGGCATCCTGCGCTCCAGTGTCGATGCAGCGGATACTAAATGACGTACAACCTCCAGTGTCGTCCCAAACCTTCTCCCCCGTAGAATCTATGGTGGATTGCCCTGCTGACGCTGATGCCATTTAACTATTCCTTTTTATTTGACGACGACTTCACGATTGCACGAGAAGCGGTGTAACCCAAGGCAGCTAAGACTGTGGCTACAATCATGATCGCCTTTGACTGAACTGTTCCCTCTCCCAATACATCAGCAGAGATTACATACGAGACTACCACTGCGGCAAGACTCAACCAAAATTCTGACGTTTTATAACCTGGCTTTGGCTCCATGACTATTCCCTTTCTGTGCCTAGTTCACGTTTAATAGCCTCAGTATGAGGCTTGACATTCGGATTATCGCCCGCCAACTCTTCGAGTGCGTCAGCGGTGTGATGAAATGCTTTGGTAACACAAATCTGATTAGTATGCAACTTTTCAAGTACCTTCTGCGTGTCAGCAGACGACTGCGCACACTGCTTTGTGGCCTCGGCTGCGGCATCTACAAATTCAATATGTTTGTCGAACCCCTGCTTTATCAAGGGGGTGACTCCTCTTCCGATTTTCCAAGCTGCGAGAGCTAAAAACAACAAAATTGCTGCCGGTACTCCTACAAGACCAATTAACCGTTCCCAATCTACGAATCCTAGCACCCAAATCTCCAATCAACTATTTATCAGTTCTCGCAAAATACGATGGATCAAATCTGGGGGGAAGCTAGACTTTACTACCACTTCTCGTGATTGAGTTTTAGCTGACCGTACAGACTCGTCTGTAATAATTAATTTCGCATCATACTCAGCATCTACTACATCAAAATGTCTGCTTAATTCAGATGCTATTTCGTGTTTGCCAGAGCTTTCGTCAATGATCCGAATCCGGTATCTCAACGCCTCTTGTCTATCATTACTGTCTTCACCCGTACAGGCAAGTTTGTCTAAATGCAAAGACTTCAAAACGTCGTCTGGCTGGATGGACTCCTTAATTATATCAGATGGCGCATCTTCTGCCTTTAGTGATCTTGACGGGGATACCCCTAATTTGTCAAAAACGTCCACTCCTATCAAAGAGGGGTATCGGGATATTACATTCTTCGCCTCAGTCGCCGTGAATATCACTGATCCAGCGACACCTAGCATACCTGCGATATGCGCAAAACCTGAATCGCAACCAATAAAAAAATGACTTTGAGCCAATTGCCAAGATTGCCAAAGAAGATCTGAGCTTGAATCTGATAACTTTGTCACATGCGAGGCGTTATATCCAAACTCATCACAAGTCCCTAACCACACAACATGGAAGTCCCTCCACACCAACTGAGTAACCAAACTCTCCCACTTGTGATCTAGCCAGCGTCTATTAGGATTGCTCGCCCAAGGATGAATGGCAACAACTTGTCTGCCGTCACGAAGCTCGGGCGCGTGAGAGAACAGAAATTTAGCGGGGGAAGACTCCACCCCAGAGCACTCACTTATAGCATCGTAATAATCGCGATCTGGTAAAAGATCTTGCATCACTTCTTTTGTGGTAAGCAAATGCAAATCCAGCACAGCGTCAAACTTGTGAACTACTTTGAGTTCTTTTGATTTAGCCAGAGTCATCACAGTGTCTATGCCGTCAATCTGACTGACAAGTGGGATCTGCCAAGAGTTGACTCCCGCCGATACTGTGCAATCCCCAGTAAGACCTGAAACAACTCCTCCAATCCCCATCAAAACATCGCCTACTCCGCCATCAAATCGCAATAACACAGAGCCTGAAAAGTCTGACGTGATCCGCTTCAAGGGGTCTCGCTCCACCTTAACTACCTCAAAACCTTCCATTCCAGGAACTCCTCATCTCGTTACCTTAACTAAAAAAGCCCTGCGAAGAACTAATCCTCCGCAGGGCTTAGACTTAGGGTAGCGAAGAACCTTAAGCGTAATCTGACTGGGACAACGACAGGTCGTGCCCTCGGACTACCATATCGGGGTTCTCAATCTCGAAATCCACTCGGAAGTGAATGGTAACTTCCCAAACGTCTGCGCGAGGCTGACGATCAAACTCGATTGTAATATCTCGTTGCACAAAGTACAGCAAGTTATCGAGGGGAGTTAGCCAAATCTCGAAACTATCATTAGACGCACCTTCGGTGCCGTCTTCTGGCATCAAAGGAACTTCCAGCATCGGGATTCCCCACGGGCCGGGGGTCATTCCTCTGGCTAGAACTGAGTCACCACCAATGGTTGCTCGGTCTGACCAGTCAAGCATCCACTTATCGTGGGCACCTGAAGGTGCAAGCCAAACGTAGTTAGGCTTCGCCACACGAAAACGACTCGGAATCTTTCGCTTCAAGTCGTAGTACAGCTTCTTGCTGGGTGCCGTGTCCCCTGCGTCCAACACGTTGGCTGCGGGAACATTATCAGACAAGATTTTAGCCCAACCATCATTGACGCCTAGCAAGTTGTTCTCTGCCGACTCGGCATCACCGACAGTCTTACTGTCGTCGCCTTCGATGGCAGCTAACTCGGTATCAATGGCGATACGCTTACTAAACATATTTAGCAGCGTGTCGCGAATACCTGCTCGCTCAAGGTTGTCTTCCATGAAATCGGTCTTGAGATCAAACGCGCTGCGATACTTTTCGCAGTCGTAAGTCACGACCGACTCAGTGGGGACTCTCGTGGTTGCTGATGCTGTCGAGTGCGCACCTTCCGTAACGATAGTTCCAAGGTCGAGTTTATTGATCTCTCCCTTATTACGATCTGTACGAACAGTACGAACCTTCGACAATAAAACACTCTCATTAATCACAAGATCAATGAAGCGATCCGCTTGCTCACGATTCAGAACACTATTTGGAAGTGAACTTTCGTCGATTGCAGCTTTACTCCTCATAATCTTTTCGAGGGGTAATTTCAAATCCATAATGGATCTCCAATCTTAAAACAGAATCTGTAACAAAACTTAAAGCGGTGTCCCTACTGACCTAAAAACGGCCAGATGTTATCGAAACAATCGTTTGGCTGACCTTCTGCTTCCGCAGCTTTCACAGTCTCTTCCCTATCAATGGGATCGGGGGTCGATTGTGAAATGGCGTCGGCTGTCTTGGTGACATCCGAGACCTGCTTCTGCGTCTCCACAAGCTGGGCTTGCAGATTGGTCAACACCGATGCAACCGATTGCATCGGATCTAATTGCTTAACTGATTCGACAGTTTCCGGTTCAGGTTCCGCTTCAGGTTTCGTTTCAGTTTCCGTGTCTTCTGCGACTACCATTTTAGCCGCTATAGCTTCCATACCATTACCCATCACTTTAAGTGATTCGGTAAAGGATTCAAATACTGGGGTCAACTGCGCAGAGATACCTTTGGCGGTTTCCTCTGCTAAGAATGAAGCGAGTATCGAAAGTTCTTCGGTCTCCTTAGAGGCCACACACTTTTCCGACTTCTCGTCATAAACTTGGTTCGGGCCACACTTGGGAGGCTTGCCATTAGGCTTTCCGCCACCTTCGCCGCCTCCTTCGCCATTACCGCCGTTGCCATTACCGCCGTTGCCGCCATTACCGCCAGCGTTGGGCGGGAATTGCTTTTTCTTATAGCCTTTCTCGGTATCCACGTCTGAGAGATCATCTTCCGCCTCAGCGGTGGCTACCTCTGCGGTATCAGCTTCAAGGACTTCATCAGTGGCTTCGTCAGTTACCACCGACTGATCCGTCTCCAGTTGCTCCTCTTCGAGAACAGTGGTGATTTCTTCAGCCATCTGATTCTCCCTTTCTTCTAAAGTGTGCTTATTGACTTAGCTGCGACCATTAGGCGTGCAACCAACGTATGCGTTCCGGTCATATCATCGGGATCTAATGCAGATGTACTCTTAGGTCTGCCGGGGCCGCCAACATTGCCTGACGCAAATTGACCGTCACTATCCCTTTTATACTTATCTCCTAATCCTGTCCTACTCGATTTTAGACCCTTTGGCTTAGATTTACCAGAAGAAGCCAAACCTTTTGGCTTATTCAAGTTTTCCTTGGCCTTGTCATTATCTTTTTGTGCATCTGCGTTCTCCCGTAATGCTCCCTCAAGTCTGGCTTGCTCTGCGTTATCATCGGCTTTTATAGCCGCATCGCGTTTAACCTTAAGAGCCTTAGCCTCATTCTGCAACTTTTTGCGTGCATCATCAATCTTTTTCTTCTTCGCCGCCATCACAATGGCCTGTTCCCGCAGCTTCGCCAACCTTTTCCGCGCCGCCTCTGCCCCACCCTGTCTTGGCCCAGAACCAGATGAACCAGATGAACCAGATGAACCAGAGGAGCCTCCAGAAGTTGGCTTCTTTTTCTTTTTCTTCCTAGCTTCTCGCTCAAGTTTTGCAAGACGTTCTTCCGGCGTGTCGGCAAGAACACTCGTACCTGTCATCGGACTTGCGCCACCAAACGCCGACGCTTTATCTACTAACAGTGGCCCTGCAATTGCATAAACACCCTCTCTAAGTTTTACCGAAACAAGTTGGTGTAAGTCAAACTCAGTGGCCGACTTTTGAAGACTGTAATGTGAAATAGAATCCGATCTAATAGAGTCTGCATGAAGACTATGTTCTTTTAGATAATGTAGCGCGTCTCCGTCATTGGAAAAGAATTCTTTATCGAGCCTGACCTGATGGACAACTAGCGGAAGCAGGTTTTCAGTTACTCCTTCGGTCTTTCCAATCATTAATGTGGCATCGGGATTTGCTGGAACATTAACTAAAGATATTTCATACAGATCTATATCTGTGAGAACTCGGGAAGTTGTACCATCCGAGTTGACTTGGTAGTCTACATTAACAAGACCTCTCCACGAAAACGCCTGTAACTCGCCTCGCTCAACCATCTCCCTAACTTCTAACTGCGTAACCTCAGCTACTACAAAAAGCCCCTCGTCTCCAACAGACAAGTTGGGCATCTTAGCCTTTGGGATCTGATTAACGATGTCTCCCGACTTTAGATCTTTAACACCCCAATCATCCTTGTTGTCCTTAAGCTTCACCAACTTAGACGCATACAATTCTACCGGCTTCCCAACAGCTACAGAGTTTCCTCGTTGATCTATCCAAAACTTATGATTTATGAGAAGTGTCGGCGCAGACATAAACTGCTTAATTTTGAACTCACTTGGAGGAACTAGATCGCCACCGCGATCTTTCGTCCTCGCCGAAGCAAAGCCCTTCACGTACAGCTTCTCACCCTGACTGTCCTCCAAAAAAGTAACGGTCGAAGCGAGGTTTAATAATTCTCGACGTGGCTCGGCCACAAGTATCTCCCTAATTCGGTGCACTTTAAGCTAAATACTACAGGCATACGTCAATTCGTGTCAATACTCTATTCAATAGACGCTTCTTTACTGTCCACCTCCTCTCTAAGGAGCAATATCATCAACGTCTGCGCGTACTGGGCGAACTCCCGTAATGCGTTTCCGTTTAGACTTCAAGTTAGCTATGCGTTTCTTAGCTTTCCTAGAAAATGCAGGGTCTCTTCCCCACGGGCCTGCTAAAATCTCTACAATTGATTGCACCTCGTCGTTAATTCCCGCCGCCGTAGTGGGCATTTTACCCCCGATCTTAGGTATCTCACCTTCAGGTAAAGAAACCTCCGGCTTAACACTAGTTGGCTTGGGCGCGAGGGCGCGAGGGAGAACTGGCGGGGGGATTATGATAGGAGTACGGCGTCTAGGCAAGAAGCTGCGTCGAGGACTTCGTGGAGTTGGGGCAATTCCTGGGGCCATAATTTGAGGCTGACCATCCCAAGGCTGCAATAAAATTCTCGGGTCAGATAAATCTGCCTGAATCGTACATCTACAATTCACCGAGTCTGGGCCGTCGCCTGGGTGCATAGCTCCATTAGAAAATGGATGTGGATACGGAACTAACCCTTCCCCTTCATTCAAAGTGTGTGACGCCCGAACTCGTCTATCTCCCACCGTGAGCCAGCTACGTTTCTTAACTCCCGATCTGATATATTGGTCGTTCATCGCCGAATTAAAAGCGACTTGAATTTCAGTGGTCGCAATTCGCAAAGCCTGCCAATCCAACACTCCTACAGACCCCGCAATTCTGGCTGCTATTTCATCAATCCCCAAGTTGGCGATAAACAGCCCCTCGATTATAGTTCCTCTAGCAGTTCGCAACGCCACGCTGCCAAGCTCTGCGCCAGCTATAAGCGTACCCTCCTCCAGCCAAAAAATTATCTCCTCCTCCGTCAGCCCAAATTCAAAAACAACGCCTGCGTCCACGACAGGGGGAAGTGCCTTTGATACCGTCGACCTCTCAAAAGCTTCGAGCCTCCGTGAGCGTGCCCGAAATCCCAACGATCTTAGCGAAGTGATACCGCCGTACTCGTAAGCCATACGAATATACTGTCGGTGTATTCTCTGAAAAGCGCGTCTCTCTGAAGAATCAAAAACGAAGTCGTCTAACTCAAGCAGGTGCCCTTGAACTAACGAAGTAGCCTCTCGCCTTAAATCTCGCTGCTTAAAATAGCTAAGGCTAAGAAGTCTACGTTGCTTCTTAAACAACTCCAAATATCCCGCATCTCTCAACGATGCTGCGATCTTCACCATAAGACGGCCAAGCACCTTGGATATATCCGAGGCAAACGACTTCTCTAAAGCAATACGAAAATCCCCTGACGCTGCTTTAGTAACCAGCAACTTTTGAGTTTTCTCTATGAGCAAAAACTCAAGCTCGGTATCACTTTTTTCCCGAATCGTCATTTTTAGCCGCTGGTTTAGGGGAGCTTTCAGAATCCGCTGGTTTAGGAGAGCTTGCGGAAGCCTGCTGGCGCATCGCGATCTGTTGTCTCAAGCCCTCGATCTCATCTTCAAGTTCCTGCTTGTCAGCAGATCCCTGCTCATTCAATTCGTCGATGAATACCACACCCTGAGCACCCTCATAAAATTGACGATCTCCGCCCTCAACTGGGTCTCCAAGACCTACACGTTTCCGCACTTGGTTAATACTAATCGTCCCCTTCTCAAGATAGCCTGTGTAAATATCCATCTCAGCTTCGCGGTCGCGAATATCTAGGGGGTTAAATTTCATTGCGACCAACTGTACTCCCAAGCCCAACCTGAATAACCTATTTAGGAAAGTTTCCCACCTGCGCTGAGACGGAGTAACGATTCGATCTTTGTAAATCTCAGCTTGCGACAGTCCTTTTCCCGACCCCAACTCGGAGTGCTCGGCGATCCCAATGATCGCTGGCGAAACACCATGAGCCGCCATAATAGACTGAGCATTAGACTTCCTAGATTCAAGGAACGAGCTTTCCTTAACGTCGGCATCTAGTTTTTCAAACCGTACCTTCACCTCGCCCCGCATTGCTGGGATCGGAATGATAAGAGTCTTATGGGCCTTGCCTTTAACATGAGTTCCGAAGTACTCCGTGATTGCCTTCTTCACAGGCTCGGCCAGCTTCGCCCCTTCGATAATGATTGCGTATCGTGGAACTGTATTGTGTTCAAAATACTGAAGCTGAAAATCTCGAATGTGGATGTTCGCCAACACATAGCCAAGAGCAGCCACAATGTCAGCTATCCCATAATAAATCGTACTTGCATGATGCTTAGGAATCCAAACAATCTCATTGGCGGAAGTCGAAAAATCTCCTGACGGCTTTCCAGTTTTACGATCTATCATATTCCAATCAAGATTCGATGGGCTGAGTTCTCCATCCAAGGTAGGCGCAAACGGCTCCGGCTTATTGGTAAACGGATCTTTCCGAGTTCTTGAAGTTACTTTCTGACCAAATGGCTGATAATAAACATGTTTATCTTGGCCTAATACTTCAACAAAGCCTTTCCATCCCCGAAGTACTCGAACACGGGAAGCAGGAATATGAGAAATTCTACGGATCTTCATATCTCGTGAACGGATAACCTCAATTGCTGCCCACCCAATAGCCTCAAAATCCATGCCCGCGCGTTCGAGGACTCCGTCAAATCCAATAATGTCGTTGCATTCTTCGATGAACATCTGAATCTGCGCTGTTTCGGAATCAATCTTGTCGCGATCCTCATCCGTCTGCATCGCGGGGTCAAACTTTCTACCGTTGGGGAGAGCTATAGGGTCAAAAATGTAGTCCCTTCCCACAGCATCCGTGACCTTAGTTTTGACACATCGAAAATGTGTCTCATCCACCTCTAAAAACTGAGCCAAAAGCTCCGGTGGGTACGGTGGTTCTACAATCTTTACTTGTCTGAGAGATTCGCCCAATCCAGAACGACCTATCTCCTGCTCAGACTGCGTTGTCCCAGCCACACTCTTGGAAATATCCAACAACGAAGCCTGCTTAGTAGCTGCATACAACTTCTCAGAATCCATAGACTTGAAAGATTGACGAATCACCGAGCTTTGTAAAAAATCGCTAGACACAGCCTGCCCAGAGTCAGTGATAAAACACTCCTCAATCGTGTTCTCGCCATCAACTGCGGCTGCTTGAATAGCCTCCGCAAGCGGGCCTTCCGTAAGAATTTCCACATCTTCTTTTTCGCTCATAATATCACTGCCTTGCTGTCCATTTATTAGACACACAGTTTTCTGAAATTTCTCCGGCAACTTCAGTACAACCCGAGCTACCATCAAAGTATGCGCACGTTCCACATCTTACTTCTTTGCTAGAAGCGGGACAACTATAACCCGCATCACGTTTAGATATTTTCGTGCTTTCAACGATGTTCTTACTTACTCGTTTAGCCCATTGAGACTGACAGACCGCGCGTCTCTGGGCTGTGTCGGGAAACTCCTCAGCAGCAATCGAATCTCCCATGCAGCGACTGATAAAATCCGACTGCGACTCTTCCCCACGGGGCACAGGTAATGGCATTAGCCTATCTCCACATAATCTAAGACCGCCTCTAATAACAAGTTAGCTGCCAAGAGATCATAAGAATCCGCATGTCTCTGATGATCTACACACTTAGTCCATTCATAACGAGAGTTCCCGCGAGTATCCAGAACTGTCTGACGAATCGGATTACACATCTCCTTGGCATACCCGCCCTTCAGAATCGAGGTGTAATTCAACGGCAAGATATTCTTTTTGCTGCGAATACTGGCAAAAGATCTATCTAAACATTCTGTCCTATCCGCATTAATCACTCTATCCATCGTGTCATAAGTCTTGCGTCTATCGGCACCCTCTCCACGATAACGACAAAGCCAAACATCACACTCGGCCACCTCTTGAAAATCCTGCACTAACGTAACCTCGGGCATGGAATCAATAACGCACTTCTCGACATTGTATCTCGCTATTAATTCATAGAGATCGTCTAATGTTTTGACCTTTCCAATAAAAACTGCGCGTCGTCCTCCATTCCCATCTACGTGGGAGATGCGTACATCTAAGTTGCCACCCACATCTACTCCCATACTGCACGGGCCTGGGTGTCCGTCGTCTTTAACATAAGCAATTGCTGACTCTATCTCAAAGACGTAATCGTCATCCACGCAATTATCTAACATGGTCTCCGTGACTTTGTTGCCTACAGAAACATAGGGCAGTCCCAAGTCTGAATTATAAAACTGCTGTAATTTCGCAGGATCATCCTGAGCCTTCTGAAAACGATCCCACATTCCAGCTACCGTGTTAATGGGATTGCAAAGCATACTAATATGATAGCCCTCTGTCTTATGGCCAGGATTTCTGGGAACCCAAATACCTCGGGTGCTGGCACGTTCTAACTCTCCACCACAATTAGGACAAACAATACGAATGTCTCGTCTAATTCCTAACTTCCAGTCCTTATCCCGCAGGACATACGAAAGAACATTGCCGTCCTTTCCCAAAATAGGCTCTACAACTGTGTCAAACCAATCCAAGGTTGAAAACTTCTCGCACTTTTTGCAGGGGCCTTCCCACTCCCTCTGATCTGACTCCTGAAAATAAGCGTTAATCCCACGACCCCTATACTTAGGATTCCCAAGATACCGTCTAAACTGATATCTAGATGCTCGCAATCTATCTAAAGCATAGTCTAAATTTTCCTGATGACATTCGTCTACTTCCTCAACTACCAAAACATCACCCGGAAATTCCTTAAAATCAGCAAGCACATTTGAGCCTACATACTTAACAACGCCCTTACCAAAAGACTTCAAAGCAACACTGTCAAAAAATCCCACTCCAATTATCTTTTTGTACTCGGGCACAGCCTCAACACATCGATTGACTCGGTTCTGAACATAAGTCGTGCGAGCCTCATACTTGGGTACTACAAAGAAAACACTCAAACCAACATACGCACAGGCAAAATGGTCGATGACTGCCCACTCGGACTTGAAGCATTGCACCGAACCCTGAAGAACAATGTCCTTAGCCAGACTATTGTAGAGATCCTTAATATGAGGATACCCCACAAAATCCATCAACTCCCCGCGAGTATTCCTATGGTGATTTGTTGCAAAATTTATCCGTGCGTCACGAACTTCAATCAGCTTCTGCGCAACGAGTAACTCTTGCTTACTTAGATCTTCCAAGCCAACTGTCATATAGTTCGCCCCTTTGACAGTAACTGCTCAATGTCCTTTCGGATCTCATCCGGTGATCTACTGAGAGCCGTCGAAATCAAATCTTCCTTGTCACGCTTTTCCGTATCAAAGGCGTGGTACAATCGCTCTGGCTCCTTGGGTAAAATGCCTGTCTGAATCATGAGGTCTGTTTTCATCTGCCTAGCTTTCATAGCAGACTGAATAAATTTGGCCTTATTACTAGAAGCCTGATAAGACTTGGGCCTAGTGACCTCACCAGTTGCAGAATCAAACGTCGCGCCATCCACATCACTCTGATTAGCTTCGTACAAACACAACTCTTCAATCCTTGTCAAAAACAAGAGGCTCTCAGAAATTATGTTCGCCGCTGGCTCCTGCTCAAGTCGCTGCCGATACTGCTTAGAATAATGCGACAGCCACCGATACACAGTACTCTGGTCAACCCCGAATGCTGCCGCGATAGCAGAAACAGGAATCCCCCGCATCTGGTTATCAAATGCTTTCGCTGCCTTATCATCAATTGACAGCGACGTAAGCTTATCCCTCTCGATGTCCTCGGGGGTTTTGTCTTTTGGCGAGGTGTCAGCTAGATCTTCGAGAAGCCCCGCTATACCTTTGATTTCTTCCGTCATCGGTAGCACTCCTGTAAGTTACTGACTTTATTCTAGGATATTGCTTCCGACTCATCAACTAGAGATCGTGTCCAGCGACGTATCAATCGCCCCTGACATAAATTTAGAAACATCTTCTCCGGTATCTTTCAGGTGCTCGACAAGCCGCTTAATTGACTTGGAACAAGCATCATCGCACAGAACAACTGCCACCATTGCTCCCTTATACGTGAAAAACAAGTAATTCTGATCTATAGTCTCGGCACACTCGGCAAAAATCGTCGCGATAATGTCACTAAGCGAGTCCACTGCATACTTGTCCCGCCGAGCCTCCTCTAAAAGACCATCCAGAAAAGTCTTCTCCTTGTCGTCCTTATCTCGAATGATGTACTTTTCAAACTCGTTCTTATCGTCAAACCCGAACAGGCTGTGCATTGCGTCGGCATCTACGTTTTCCCCCAGACTATGGACTAATGCCGTAAACTTTTTGGAATTTAAGTCGCCGGAAAGAAGATTTCTGCGAACTGTCTTGAGCTTTTGCTGAACTTCGTCCCAGTCGTAGTGAATAATCGCAGGCAATCTTATCATGCCAAGTACCTGAGCAGCTTTCCACCTATGCTCGCCGCCAATGATTTTCCATTGGGGCGTGTCATCTGTATGATCTGGATGATCCTCGAAGGGGACTACGTTCAGGGGGTGATCGAACCCGTCCTCCTTGATCTCCTCAACCAACTGATTAAATGTTTCATCTGTCTGCTGATTAGGATTCCACTCATTAGGATGAATACAATCAATGTCGATCATGGACGCCTTCTGAACCAATACTGCCATCATACTCTCCTAAATTTCATATCTGCTGAATACAAGTCCTTGGCTTTGTGACAAAGCCAAACGTAGATATTGCGATAAGCACCTATCGTAGCTATGTAAGCTGGCGTGAACAGACCAAACTTCGCCTTATACTTCTTCTCACAATACTCGATAAACTCACTAAAAGTAAACTCTTCTGGCATCTCCCCCAAAGCCACAGTAAATTTCTTATCCCATTTCTCAAAAGCCCGCCAAGTCCCATCCACTGCATCAGAAATTCTATTAATGACCCCTTCTGCTGCCACCGAAATGTCATGGTGATCTACGAAATAATCCGCATACTTCCGCATCTTATCCCGCGACTCCTCATAATTGTCATATATCCACTTAAGTAAAGCTATCAACTCTACGGGGCTGCGATAAAAAAATGGATAATCTGCGTCCCCGACAAGACATGACGACCAAGACTTCTTAGGCAAAAGAACTGGATTACCCGTGCAAATGTTCTCACTCCAACCACACGAAAAGCCCTCGTCGATACTCATGGAAACTGCCACATGAGAACGAGATATGAGATCAACATAGTCCTCGTAACTTTGCGAAGGGATAAACTCCACCTTAGAAAACCGCTTAGATATATTTGATGGCATTGACGTTGTGCCCACAGCTTTAATCTGAACATCTCTCCCCATACGAAAAATATCTTCATAAACTTCCAATACCTTGTCCCACTGCTTGTTAGCGTTAAACCTTGCCGAGAACACAAAAGTAAACGTATCGAACTTTTCTACAGATCTCTCATGATCGCGAACTCGCTTTGCAGGCAAGCCCTGAGATCTCACTGTCGAATTTGAGTGCATATCTGACAAAGCACTGGAAGACAAGAAGTCCTTAGAAAAATCTAAGGCTAACTGCTTTTCTCTAGAAGTGAGAAAAAAAGTAGGGCACTCCGCATACGCGAGAGCGCGCAGGCGAGTATCGATTGACGGACTGGAAGATAGCCCTGCACTTACCCAAGGCTCCAATACAATAACAGGGACAGCCAATTTACTGTCATACATCAAAAGTCGCTTTAGACTAGGTGCCAAAACTGTTTTAGTTGTGATGGCTGCGTCAACCTGATACTTGCCATCTATAGGATTGAAAAGAGAGTAGAGTTCATCTGATACCATTACCTGATTAGGTGTATAGGGATACCACTTACCTGACTTCACATACTCCACATTGGGGTAATGAAATTCGTCCGGTATAACAGCTTCTTCATGCAACAGAACATAACAAAAGACATCCTTCCACTCCTGCACAAATTGCATCCAAGTTATAAAGTCACTCTCCTTATACACATCCGTCTTGGTAGAAATGTATGGGAGAATTACTAACCTCATTATTTATACATCCCACAAACTGCCGCATGAGGAAGGGTGCACCTATCTACATAAATTCTCTCGGTGAACTCCTCCATCACAGGTATAAGCCAATCAAGCGGGATGCTAAGTTCAACCGAACTAGGTCTCTTTTTCGTTAGCACTGTAAATACTGTAGCGTGGATGCAATTATCGAACATTGCCTCGATAGACTGCTTTAGCTTATCCAAACCATCGTCGGCAAATGAAGAAAAAGCTGATATGCAAACGACTGCATCGTGCTGAGTAACTGTAGGGGCAGACAGATAATCCAACATAGAACTGTCTTTAAGATTTCCCAAAACGCCGCCAAATCCATCGGCGACCATTCTCTCCTTAGTCTCTGAGATAAAATCGGGGTTTAGATCTACTGCGGAATATCTGCTTAACATGAAATTCCTAGTTACATAATAGTAGAAAAAGTCCCCATAGCCACATCCAACATCCAACAAAGTTCTTACAGGAACATCTTGAAGGGCTTTATGTACGGCATGAAATCTAGCTAACTGGTGCAAGTGCCACGGTCTCAAGGGGGAGTTGTAATGCAAAGACCCATCACTATACTTGTCTCGTTCTGTATCCTCATGTCTTAACATTAAACTCTCCACTCATTGTAAGTGGCAGAAGATAGAAGACCTGCTGCTATTTTAACTCCCAGAAGACTCTGCATTAGAGAATACTTAGGCTCAAACCCCGTGACTTCTCTGAACATGCTGTAATCCACTTCGTAATCCCGCTGGTCAGGGTCTGTCCCTATGGACATATCTATAATCTCATACTCGGGAATGATCTCCTTGACAGCTTCCAGAACCTGTCGCTTGGTGACGTTTAGCGACTCATGCCCTGTATTAAAAATACCTCCCGACAAATCAGGGTAGTTGGCGAGTGTTAGGCTGTACGCTGACGCCATATCTCTAACGTCGATAAGAGTTCGCATGGCCTCTGTCTCGTAGGCCACAATGTAGCCGTCTGTGATTGCCTTCCAAACAAAGAAGTTCGGGAGCAGGTCAAATCTTGGGCAAGTTGTCAGGCCAAACGCTGTGGCAAATCTCAGGCACACTCCCCCCGCGCCCAAGACATACTTCTCAGCTTCCAGCTTGGTGACTCCGTACACTGTCAGTGGGTTAGTCGGGCTGTTCTCCCGACAAATATCGTCCAGCTTTCCATAGACAGACCCCGTAGAAGCCTGAATCAACTGCTGGTTGGGATTCAATCTTGAGGCCAGAAATTTAACCGAGTCACAATTGACTTTCTGAGCTAGACGTGGCTGTCTCCGGCAGGCGGGAAAGCCCACAATACCCGCTAAATTTACTACCGCATCGACACTCTCGATAAGAGTTCCATAAAGTTCCTCGTCCTGCACATCGCCTTTGACAACTGTCAATTTCGGGTGATCTAAAATGTGCAGTATTGGGCGAACTCCCCAAAGAAAAATATCGAGTATGGTTACTTCGTGTCCTTCGTCAAGAAGCCTCTCGGACAGAACACAGCCCTTATACCCTGCTCCTCCGGTGATTAAAACTTTCATGCCGTGCTCCCCAAAAAAAACTTCTAAAAGTATGGTCTCGTAGTTGATTCACAAGATTTTTTGTGAAAGTACAAGAATTATTGTGAACGCTCTACCCTAAAACTTCTTTTATAATCTTGCTAACCAGGGATGCGTCTTCTGCTGTCAACTGTTCGTGCATGGGTAAACAAGCATGTCTGCTGCAAAACTCATGCGCCCCTGCCACATGGTGCCGCTTGGGGTCACAAATTCCCTGCAAAGGAAGCTGTCGATAAGCGGGTATCTCGTAAATTCTGGCCGATAGCTGCACACCTTTGGCCTCCAATCTTGCCGAAAAATCATCGTAATCGAACAGATCTTCTCCAAAGAAGACTGGAAATTTGTACCAATTACTGCCTGCATAATCATACAAATGCAAACGATTGCACGAACTTAGTTCGGAAATGTACACATCTGCCACACGCTTACGGATATCGGTTCTGGCGTCAAAAAATGGGAGCATCGCGTTCCCTACTGCTGCATCGATCTCGTTGAATCTCAGGCTATGTCCCGCGATCCGGCAGTCTGCGTCCCCAAAATCCGTAGCTTTCCCATATCTAGCCAAGCACCTTATCTCATCCAACAACCCAACATCGGAAGAAACAATGGCTCCACCTTCGCCGCAAGTCAGCCTTTTTGTGGCAGAAAGACTAAATACCGATGCGTCAGCCCAGTTTCCCGCCCTGTAATCACCTCGAAAAGCCCCGATGGAATGTGCGGCATCCTCAATTAGCGTGACTGTATGACTCTTACAGGACTCTACGATGTCTCCGACATTCGGCGGAACCATGCCCCCTATGGAGGTAATCACCAAAAAATCCAAGTTCTGAACGTCTGCCAACTCGACCTCAAGTGACTCTGGATGAATATCCAAAAAGCGTATGCTGGCATTATTTCGTACTGCCGAGAATATAGGGGAAGGAAAAGCGTTCCCCAAAAATCCAACTCTCTTTCCAGACGCCCCCAAAAGACTAAACAAAAGATCGAACGCTGTCGTATTGCTATTAACTAAAGCCACATCAGAGAACCCGAACTTCGTTTTCAGTGACTCCTCAAATCTCTCCACCTGAACATCTCGAACCAATCTCCCAGAAGAAAGCACATCCCAGACGTTGCTTGAAACTGAAGATTTCATCTCGTCGGTAAAGTGAAGAACCGATCCTTTTATCATGTCTCTAGCAGATCCTCTCTGATATACGTTGGCTCGTCTGGCCCGCTGACATCTACATAACCCTGTGCTATAGCTACCCATCTAAGAATTCCTGGGGGGAAAATTGGATTCTTTCTGAGATCTTGCGGATTAGTCAACTTGTCCCCAAGCAAGCCCACGAAAGTTGCATGATCCATCTTCTCGCACCCATCAAGCACCTCCGATGCTAGCTTGGGGAGGTCTCCAAAATTTGTTCGAGCGTGCTCCTCGTCCCGTAACTCTATGCAAGCATCATAAAACTGCTTCCCAGAAGTGCGCACATCGTGAAATTCCCTAACTATATTAGCATAGCTAGTCGTGAAATCAGGGTTACTCTTGAGGTGTTTGCAAGCCGCATAAACTAATTCGGTCAGATCGTTCGTTCCTAATCTAAAAGGATACTCCTCCCAATCTGGGAAAACGATCTTCGCATAAATATCGTTCGTTACTAACAATACTCCCATAGCCGCCATCTCAACGTATCTTCCACCATACTGATTGACTGTAAGTCCTAGCCCCACAGAGATGTCCACCTCGTCAATTATGAACTTGTGATACTCGCTTTGGGTCATCTCCGTTCGTATCTCGACACCTGTCCCCTGAGACTTTAACTCATCCAAAATTCTTTCCGGTATCTCACTCTTAGATGATCCAACCATAAAATGGAAAATCAACTTCTTTGCAACCCCGCACTTATATGCTGCAAACATCGGTTCTTTAACCCGATCATAATCTTCCTGAAAATGACCCGACCACATTATCACAGGCTTGTCCCCAGAGTGCTTTTTTCTGGGTAGAGTATCTGACCAAACTCCCGTGTTAATTACGCCCAACTTTGGTAACAAAGATTTAAGAACAGATGGCTTTAAGATATTGCGATAACTGTCTAAATGATCCTCCATACACCAAGTAGACTGATAGTAGTTTCGATCTGAATACAAAGCTCCAAGCAAATGGCTCTTAGTATCAAACGTCCCGTAAATGCAATTCTTCCACGAGTCTGTCGGAGTCCACGACTCATATGATATGCAAGGAATCTGTCTGCTGTACCCCTGCTGAAAAGTCGAATGAGTAGCCATTCTCAACTGAGGTACTATGGCTGTGCAACCATCTACAACCATCGCGTCGATATACTTAACATCTTCCGAAAGAGGTTTCATACGATGAAACATCGCTGGCCCAGAGAGCCAACCTATCTTTCGTGTAGCAGGCGTGTTTCCCACAACTGACTTGGGATAATGGAAAGTATGAATTCTATCCAGATCATCTTTCTCAAGTGAGTAGTTGAGCATCCACTTCTTATCCCCAAAGGCTTCGTGGTAAGGGAAAACTATAGAAGCATAAGGGTCTAAATCAAGTATCGCCTTGCATAACTGGGTGGCAGTAATGCTAAGAGAGTTAGACCCGCGCCACTCCTCTACACGATTCACCCAGAGAATTCTTAAGCCCTTGTTCACTAATTTCTCCCCACATCAATCGTGGTGCCTCGCCGACCTAGATCATCATCCAAAAGTCGCAACGTCTCCTCAGCCAAATTCTCAGGCTCCCTGAAAAAATTGGGGTCGGTGTCGGGGAGATCTCGGGCAGGATTGCTCGGCGTGTTCACCCTCGCAGGCCAGATCATATTCACCGACCGAGAATCCTGAGCACTCTGAGCCATCGTATAACTACGCATCCACGCCCAAAGAGCAGCTTTACTCGCCGCATACGCTGGCTGATTAGCACTACCATTCTGAAGAAAACTGCCAAAAATGACAATTTTACACTCGTCTGTAAGGCAACCCCAACCATCTAAATGATGAATCAAGCTAACGACTGACGTGCAGTTGGTTCGGAAATAGGACTCCCACTCATCGGGCTTCCACTGAGTTCCCGATTTCTCGCCGTGTTTCGCGTGGCACATCACTACACCAGAAAACGGCTCGTCTTGCGACTTCTCAGAATACAGGCTTACCCAATGCTCAACTGCGTCTAAATCGGACACATCTAAATGGTCTCGTGTCCAAGGCACCTGCTTGTTTTCTGGGTTCCGACTCAGCCCTACTACATCGTCCCCCCGCGCGTGTAGCGCGTGCGCGACAGCGTACCCGAGTCCTTGGGACTCGCCAACTACCAGATAATTACTCATACTTACTCCAATCTAGTCATCGTGATGCAACGCTATCGAATCCTTTTCTATCTGGGTGATTGGCTCGTCGCAATCGTTCCACTTTTTCGTCAAAAGGGCGACCATACTCATGTCTGTGATGGGTCTGAGCGTATGAGATACCCCAATCTTAAACTGCACACAATCCCCCGGCCCTATCTTTACGAAAGGGTTGCTGTTCCCCTCGCCTCTTTCCTCGATGTAAACGCCGTGACCAGAAAGTACTAGCACGTATTCCTCAAATTCTTTGTGATAATGAAATCCTCGCGCTTCCCCTGCATTGGTGAAGATCGGTGTGATCTCAACTACAGGTTTATCTGGATAAAACGTGAAAATCCCACCCCTGCCATCGGTAAGCGTCATCAAATTGCACTCGGGCTTAAGCTTTACAATGTTAGTATCCATACTCATTTGTAATCAATGATCCTCCCCATGCCTGCGTAACCTTTAGTAAATACTTTCAACATTGCCTCAGTAAATGAGTCTAACTGTGAATCGCTGCCGTCTTCCGGTCTGTCTATGAATAACAAATCTGAGTTAAGTGGGTAAGTCTTGTGGATAAACTCAACATAAGGTCTCAATGCGTGTTGACTCGCTCCATAGGGCAAAAACTCGCCGCCAATTCGTCCAGTATTAACACAAAACACCACTGGCGCACCAAACTTCAAAATCTCCCAGTGCTCTAAATAAATCAAAAGCTGTGTCGGGCCTATTACATTAACAAGGAAGTGCTCTCTGTAGTTAAAGGCGTTCCAGAGGTACTTGGGCTGTGCCTCTGCCATAGAATGGAGAAATGCGATACCGTCCAGCTTCAGATCCTCTTCAGTAAACTCCTTCACCAAATCAATCGCGTGCGCGGGCTGGTTGAAATCGCAATGCTTAAAAAAACCCTCCTTCTCCGAGTCAAGATCCGTCTCAAGACTAGAAATTGGAGGGTTTCGCTGTGCGGTGTAAATGATATGACCACTAGACCGCAAATAATTAGAGGTTGTACAGCCTACTCCACGGCTAGCCCCCACTAATAGCAGGTGCTTCTTTTCCACTGACATCTATGAAATCCTTTTCGTATTCACTCTGAAATATATCCATGTCTTCTGAATAATGATTATCTAACACCCAAGCTCGTAATTTATTCACTTGAGGTAAAGCACTCTCCCATCTCTCCACCTGCGGGGGATCAAACATGTCTGCCAGATAAGCGATCTCCTCATGACTAGAGACTAGATCCCAAACCATCTGCCTTAAATTGAACGATCTGACATACTCACGATCATGCACCACTCCCTCATGGTAAAATACGAACTCCCCCATCTCGTCCCTCTTGATACTGCCATGTTTCCAGTGGTTTTTCAAAAATACACTATACGCGAATTTACCCTGACGTGTATGAATGTCTGCCGCTTCGAGAGGGAAAAAATCGCGGTACAATGTGGTGCTTACATCTCTCGACCTGATCCTCAGCACCGAACTTACTCCCGAGCAAAGCAAATAAGGCACACCTATAGCAAAATTACTTCGATCAAATTTGCACCCTAGCTTGCACAGAGTTGGAATCCACTCATTGCTACTATCGTAATCCAAGAGATCGAAAATATCCAACTTTCGCTCCGGCCAAGCTTTATACCACTCGACCAACGGTGCGTGATCTGTATCCTTGAGTGCGTGATACAACGCAACAGGGGGCAGCGACTTACCATAACAGGCACCCTGAACTAAGTCAGAAACGTAGACTTGGTTGTAATCCTTGACGCACTCGGCCATCGCGATGACTAAAGGAATAAGCGGCTCAAATTCCTTGCTGCCTATGGGATACTCCCGAAAAGCCTGCAATGCTTCAAGCGACGTTCCGCAATCTTCAAACAAGATCGTCCACAGGCGACAGAAAGCTCGGTACGATTGCTGGCCGTAAGCCACTCTAGCAAAATTTACCGCCCGTTCAGTTTCCCCTCTGCGAATACACTTCTGCATGGCAGATACTGAAAGATAGTAAACTGTCTGATTGACCTTCTTCTTGGATTCAATCGCGTCTCCAAATAAATCCTTACTCATACTCATACTCCTATTAAAATGGGTGTTCCGCAATTATACCAGTTGCGGAACAGTTCGCAAGTTAGAAAGGCAGCGAAGGCTGGATTATTTTCGATTTAGACTCCTCCCGTTTCTTTGCATCTTCGCGAATTCTGTCGGAAGCCGTGTCCAAGTATCCTGTGGTGTGGTGAGATAGAGCCTCGGCAGCCTCCTTATCCATACCACTCAGTACTTGGTCTTGAGCAAAAATAACTGCCCTAGCTAATATCACATCACATTTCATGGAAAGCACCTCAGACTTGAGTTCCCCGACAATCTGAATAAAGCAGTCCGGGTGAATCGTTCCTTCCTGAGTAACCATAATCTTTAACTTAGATTCACTTTCCTGAATCGCTAATCGAAGATTCTCCGTCGCTTTCGTTACATCTTCCGTATCAATCATCTTCCATGTCCTCCGGCTCACCTTCATAAGCCTCCATAAGTTCCCATACATTAGTATCATCTAAAACATGAAATCTACTATGCAGAATTTTGGTGTTCTTCCGAGACTCCACTGGCAAAACTTTTGCCTCATTGGGTCGAACATTCCAAACGCTATGATCCAAGACATGAAAATCAACTTCTCTTTCATACCTGTCCTGAAATAAGGTAAACGCGAGTTCTTCGGCATCCTGATCTAACCACAAATTCCCTGCGATTACTCCCGAATACCACGCATCTGCCCAAGTCCTTGCGAAATTATTACCCCGTTCTCCATTAAAATAGATCACACCTCCGTTGAACTTGTTACTTCCCCCAAGGCAGTCATAGTCAATTGCGGCTGCTAAATCATTAGGCAGATCGAATACGTCGTCTATCGGCTGCATAATAATCGTGTCGGTGTCTAAATAAAGCGTTCTGTTATACGGCGACAGACTTATAAGGTGCAACTTCCAACCGCAATAGATCATCCACATCTGACGATAACTCTGGCACTGATCGGCATACTCCAAAAGTGCCTGACCATGATCGAATCGAAGTTCCAGCGACTCCCTCAAGGGAAGGATTGTGTCGAATAACTCCGGCCTTTCCACGTCCTCATCTGTGAACAGAGTAATTGGAACGTCGGGGGAGTGCTTTCTAAGAGACTCGGCAGACTGGATGGCTTCGTCCACAACGGACATTGAGCCATTATCTTTGAATCCCAAAGCAAAATAGACTACCCCAAAACTATCCTCATCTTCAGTAGTAGTCGAAATTGTCGGAAGATATGCTTTCTGAGATTCACAGTAAGCCAGATAAAGAATCGAATAATTAACTATATCTAAACAGGTATCCCGCAAAGACTCGTCAACTTGAAAATTTCCCGATTCGCAAAAAGAGGACAGCCTAGAAAGCTTGTCTGTCAGTCGAACTAAGAATCCTCGCTCAGTAGAAGTGATGCCGAGGCTTTCGACCCTAGTAAAATTAGCGAATGGCTTATCTCCATCTTCGCCAGCATAATCGTGATTCTTACTCTCTATTAATTGTCTTGCCTCATCAACTGCGTCATTGAAAAACTCAATCAACTCTTCTCGGTTCATGTCGTATCTTTCAGCGAAATAGGGGCATCAACTATCAAGCCATGATCTGCCTCAAAAAATGCTAGTCGCTGCACAGGATCTCCACTTGCTGCCAAATTCTCAGCCGCATACGCATTGGACGACTCCGGCGTTCCTCCCGCCAACACCATACGCTTGTTGATAACATACGCTGCCAGCGTGTGAAAATGGCCCATCCACAAGTAACTAAAGTCTGGGACTAAATCAGCCCAACCACTCAACTTCTTGCCCACACCATACCACGGAAAGCCAAGCTGTCCACGGATCTGATCTCCATGAACTAGCATGTGTCCGAAATCAAACGTCTTATGGTGGACATACCACTCCGATCCTGCGGGACGATCAAAGGGCAAGTCCCACTCGATCCTAGATCTGTCCTTTGTAGACAAGCAGTTGTCTACCATCTGCCTTAGCCCAAGGTAGAACCAGTTGTCAAAGTTGTTTCTCTTGGCTGCAAATTTGCTAATTCTTCCATGGTTTCCCGGCACAGCCTTAATAACCAGACGCTTGAAATGACTAAGAAACAGGAGGATCTGTTCGCACATAATCCTTGGGCCTTCCTTGACCAACTGGCCCACGACATCCTGATCTATCTCAAGGGCTTGGCCTGGAAATATCGCACCCTCACCTTCACCAAAATCCCCACCTAGAAAAATATGAAGCTCATCAATCTTGGATACACTACGCCTAAGTTCGACAAGTTTCACTGTCTTTTGCGCCAACAACTGCATCCTTTCCTCGGCTACCGCGATGTTATAGGTAGCTGTACGCTTGCCAAAATGAACATCTGTAATGTGGAGAATTGGTATCTCAAGCGGGGTTCTTTTAGACGATGACGTATACTTGGGTATTTTAATGTCTAGCGGTTCAGCGTAAGCTTCGACAAAAGCATCTTTGAGCAACTCCAAGCCCGTCTCTCGGGCTTCCAATCGCTTCTGTAAACGAGCGACCTGCTTGCGCAGCGTGCGCACGCGAGCGTCATCATCGAGGTCTACAAGCTGCTTATCAAGCTCGGACAACGAGACAAGATCGTCAACTAGCGTCGACTCCTTGTTCAATGCGGGCTTCTTGGGCATTATGCGTCCTCCGTCTTGGTAAGCTCTTTCTTGAACTTATCATACGATATGGACTTCATGCTGAAATGCTCAATTACGCTCTTGCTAAGTTGTGTCATACTAATGTGCGCAAGCGTTCCGTCAGCCCACGCATGTTTAACTGCCTGCCACTCCTTCTTATGATGGTCACTCAAAAAACTGAACGGATCTACCCGCGATGATCGGGGCAGCTTAGAAAGTTTATCTAAAAGATCTGCGCCGTCGTTTTGTTGCTCTGATTTTTGCACGCTTTAACATTCCTTCCTTGGAAAATACAAAAGGTGACGCAGACTCCGTTCTGAGATTGGCAGCATCCTGCGCCACGCCACCTATGCAAACAATTGCATAACTTAGTGTAAATTGCGCCGCTACATGCGTCAATCAAAGTCCTCTAAGGACGGGATGATGGTTTGCAAAGATATGCCAGCTTTTCCGAACCTTTCCGTGGATTCTGATATTAAATCCCGAAGATTGTCGGCATGAGACTGCCTATCTGCCTGTATTGCAGGGGCTTCACTGGACTTTAGCAATTCATCTCGTGCTTGCTTGCATGCTAGCACTCTATTTCGGAAGTATTGAAGCTGCGAATTAACCTCTTTAACCTGCTTTTGCCAAGTTACGTTAGTCACCTCTGACAGCTTTCGATCACACAACTTGACCTTATGCAATGCCAAAACAATTGGAGTTATGGCATCCTCTAAGTCAGGGCACTCCTTGATGGCTAAATCTGCTTCTAATTTAGCCTCCTTATCTTTCAAAGTTCGTAAGGCTGTTCGCAACTCATCTTGAGTCATGGAATTCATATCTGCTGTTGACATACTAACCT